AAAATGAAAATCAACCAATCCGCCAAATCCGAATCCTCCGCCCATGAAATCCTATCCTTCATCCAAGGCGACGAGGACACCGCCGCCAGCCGTCAAAACGCTGTCGTGAGCATTAGCGAGGACGGAGATCTGCTGTTCTACAATGCCGCCTGCGGAACTGACGACAGCGAAACGGTTCTGATCGACCGCATGGAGTCCGACTCAATGGGAGACGGATGGGAGTCCGCTACTGCCGCCGATGTCATCGAATGGCTCGAAACCAACTGCGACGCATGAACCCCGAGGACAAAGCAACCCGCGAAAAGCTTGGCCTGTAATCCCCCTAATGCCCCCCCCAGCCTGTCGTCCTCTTATGAGGCGACAGGCTTAAGGGGTGCAATGAATAACCATGAAGAAACAATTCAAACTCTCATTTCTAACCTCTCGTATGAGACAAGAGAGCTAATCGACTATCCCCGGGATTTGAACGACGCGAGCTGGGAACATGCCGACAACCACGAAAATGTGATCTACCCTGTAAAGGCTCATGAGAACATCAAAAATGCCGGGAGCGATGAGCTTTTAGAGGCAGAGTCCCGCTTTGAGGATTGCGGGGGGATGGGCGACGACGCCAACGAAAGAGGGGGAGTCTATAACCGTGTCGCTCAACTCCTCTCTTATCACCTGGAAGACTACCGTTTTCAGTCACTTGTGAGAGGTGAGCTTGAAGAGTTGCAAGGTGAGCTTGAACAAGTCGAGTGTGATATTGAGGCAGAGATTGAGGAGAGAGAAGAGAATGAAGAGGACCCTTGCGAGGACTTGGAAAATGCCTTGTGCAAGGCTCAAGAGCGCTTGGAAAACATCAAGACAATTCTCGACCTGTAGTCCCCCTAACGCCCCCCCCAGCCTGTCGTCCTCTTATGAGGCGACGGGCTTAAGGGGTGCAATGAAACAACTAAGACCAACAACCAAGAAAATGACCACCGAACAACAAACAGTAGCCGAAATCATCCAAGACATCCAGGAATCCAGGGGCTACCCAAATCTCCAATCCTTGATCAACTCAGGAATGACTAGCGCGAGAGTGCATTACAAATCAGCCGCCGGAGCTCTTGATGAGGATGATCTTCTGGAGGCTCAAGAAGCAGGATTTGACGCCGCTGAGGATTCACGTGAGGACTAGCGCAAACCGACCTCTCGCCCCGTCGCCTGTCGTCCTCTTATGAGGCGACGGGCTTAAGGGGTGATATGAAACCATTAAAAGACTTCCAACTGGATTGGCTTGCATCGTTCTTTGAATACAAACTTTTCTTGGATGAGGAATATGAGCGGGAAACCCACGAAGAAAATGAGGGTGAGTTCAAGGAGGACTTATTCACCGCTCACGAAGTGGACGACGAAAGCGCAAGGCTCATCTTCAACAAGCTTAAAGCGATGGAGACAAGGATTCACGAAAGCGAAAGGTTAGGAGATTACTTGAACGATTGCGACCGTGAAACCGCTTGGGAGCTTTACCTCTCGACAAGTGGACATGGAGCGGGATTTTTTGATCATTCGACTGATGAGGCTGATGAGATTCAAGCCATTCTCGACAAGGAATTTCGATACGCTACGGAAGATTGGCGTTTCTACTGCCAGGAGGGAAAGCTTCACTTTTAAGGGTATCAACTAGACCGCTCACCCATCAGCCTGTCGTCTCGCAAGAGCGACGGGCTTAAGGGGTGCAATGAATACGTTAGAAATCAAATTAGATACAGTCCCGACTCTCACCCTTATCCGTGATGAGGATATGGGGAGATGGGACTTTGAAGAGAACTTCCAAGTGATTCAATCGGGAGGCTACCGGGATGATTGTATCCTTGCGCTTGTCGAATATGGAAACCTCCCCCCGATTGAGGACTTGCAAGAGTGCTACGATTGGAGGTCTTGCGATTGGAGAGAAGCCCGTCGATCTGTCGTCTCTTATTTGATTGAGGTTGGAGGGATGAGTGTCTTGAGTGTGAAAGACGCAATCCAGGCCGCTATTGAAAATGGCTATTACTCCCCCCGTGAGGGGTGGGTTGACGTCTTGCAAGAATTGATCCTTGAGGACTTCACCATTCAAGACTTTTGCCGGGAGGACGACGGGCTTGCATCGCTCACAAATTGCCTTGAAGACATTGCGATTGTCCAGACAGTGACAGGCTACTCTCAAGGGGACTTGGCTCATGTTCTCATTCACGGCCGGGAGTTTGAAAAGCTCGCCGGGAAACCGTGGCAAGAAACACGAGACCGCTGCTCGCTTGAAAATCTCATCTTCAATCAACCTCTTTACGTCGAGATGGACCTAAGCCGCGACGACTTTGAGCCCGTGCAATTCGAACTTAAAGACCAGTATGATTATGACCGTGACGAAATTGTTGAGCTTTGCCGTACTCATGGAGCTAGCGAGCAAGAGATCGAATTGATTGAAGAGTCTCTTCCTGACTACGCCTAGCCTTCACTTTCTGAATACCTTGCGCTTCTCATCCTTATCGGGGGTGACATCCCGCTCTTGTTCTTCATCAGGCGAGACAACTTTCGATCTTTGCTTTGCCTGTTCATTCAAGAGAGTCGAAGCGGCTTTTAGGTGTGAACCTAGACCGCTCGCCGCTTCCCAGACTGCCCGGACTTTGAGAAATTGAGCCATGATTCCATCCCTTGTTTTAACGGTTCGACAAAAGTTGCCAATGAGCGTTTGGAGCTTCGCAAATTCCTGTTCATCGAATCCAAAACCGCTTCTAAAGTCGCGGAGCATGTCAAAAAGTTCCTCATGGCATTCTTCCGCCTGTTCATATTCAATTTTGAGCTTGTCTTTTTGGATTTCAAGCCAATCACGATCATCGTTGAAACGTTCCCATGCCCCCTCACTTAGTGCCACCCCTAGCCCAAATCCACTGCTATTCCTCGCCATCTCCTCAGCCTCTTTATTCCAATCGGGAGCGTGTCTTTGCAACGTCGTTTCGCTCACCCCCGATTCTTTCGCTAATAAGCGAAGGTTTCGAACGGGCTTCCCACCACCATTTCCCCACAAATACAATCGCCTTGCGTCCGCAGTTTCTTGCTTTACTACTTTTCCATTGATAATTGCCATGCTTCACCCTCCCTCACCTCCCCAATCCTTACAAGACCGTTCTCACCCTCAATTCGACGACGAAAAGTTGAAAGGTGCAACTAAGGTCTTTTCGGGGGGTGCAGGTCCTACCAGACCGCGCAATCCCTTCTCCCGCCTTAGTTCCAGCCCCTTCATTCTCACCACTCAAATCTCACCCCAAAATCACACTTCACCAATCTCACGATACACGCTTACGGCCATAAGGATTCCAGCTTACAGGACTTGGGTGCAGTTACCCTACCCCTTTCGAGACCCTAAGCCCGGACCAAAAAGCCGAAAAATTTACAGTATTACTATACACGATTTTAAACTTTCTCTCTTTTCTTATCTCTTCTTTACTCTTTATAGTGGTAGGGTAACTGCACCCAAGTCCTGTAAGACACAAACCCTTATTCCATATAGCCTCCAGCCTCTTATTTTGACCCATGATTCCAGGGTGAAACTAGACCGAAAACAAAAACCCTCCCAAGCCCTTACACCCCAAGGCTTTAAACCGTGGTGCACCTAAAACACCCCCAAAAACACCTTAGTTGCACCTTTCAACTTTTCATCGCCAAAACTTTCTTAAATTTCTACTCGACAACCTTTCAAGCGTCGAATACCTTCTCTCCGACAACGAAACTAAAACCAATCCAACAAACCGGACCAATGACAACTACCGCCTCCTCCATCCCTGCCACCACGATCAATCACGAAACACGCGAAACACGATTCGATCTTGTCCTTGACCTCATCGCGAACGTCACGCTCGCCATCCAAGAAAAGATCGACAAGACCGATTGGAGTGACCCGGACCTTGCCGACCCGATTGACACCGATTGTGACCCGTCCATCGAAGTGACCTTCGCAATTGACCGAGACTTCAATCACACGCTGGTCTCTGGCGACAACTCCTTGTCAGGTCCCCACGAATCCTTCCCCCACTGGGGAGTCTCTTGGATTACCAAGTTGTCTCGTTCGTTGAAGAACTCATCGAGCACGGGTCCGCCACGTTCATCAGTTGAAACGATTCATTGCACGACTCACTAATGTCACCTTTTTCAGAAAAGTGACAAAGATGAGTCACCCAAGCCTGTCGTCTCGCAAGAGCGACGGGCTTAAGGGGTGCAATGCCTAAAGAAAAACCATTCGTTTCAATCGCCGACCAGTTGCGCCTCTGTAAAGAGGGACAATCTTTTCTCACCCCGCATCGTTCAAAGACGGTGACAGCTCATGCTAGGAGGCTGAGGAAAACAGATGAGATGATCGTTGAAGTCAAGACCGCTCAATTTATCACCGTTCCCATGTTCTCCCCAGAGGGGAAGCCGTGCGAAGTCTTGACCAAAGTGACCGTAACCTTTAAATTCAAAACCAATGACCAAAGTTAAATTAAACCGCGACGTTCAAGCCCTCGCCGACCGCTACCTCCTCCATGAGCGCAAGAGCTACAATTTGTCGGACGACTTTGACACCGAGCGAAGGGTACTTGTGAAAGAGTTCCAGAGACTCCATGACGCCGACCCGGAAGTGAAGAAGTTCGGGAGGAAGCAAATCCTCATCATGATCGTTCTCCACCGCAAGCTTCGACCAATCCCATCTCAATTCCTGTTCGCCAAGGCCGACGAGGAAGCAGGACTCCTCGACTGATTCAAACAAACAAGACCGCTCACCCATCAGCCTGTCGTCCTCTTATGAGGCGACGGGCTTAAGGGGTGCAATGAAACCGTATTCCTACCAAATCGCCATCGGCCAAGACGAAAAGCTCACCTTCACACCATGGGGAGAGGACACCGACGCCCTCATCACTCATATCGCCGACCTGAAAGCCTGTCCCCGTCGAATCGTGAAGATCCTAAGCTGCAAAGACCTCGTTACGAAAGAGGTTTGCATCTTCCACCCACCCAAGAGGTGAAGGCTACACTCACTCTGGAAGTTTCAACCTGCCTATACCACGACCAAATCTGTCACGCTGTTCTCGCCTTCGCCGGACACGCTGACCAGGACCTCCTCAGCGTCCACGGCTTGGTTGTCGAAGAGGAGGCTGAAACCTACGGAAACGAAAGCTAAGTAGAGCTTTACAAACGAATCTAATTAGAGTAATTATAAGCCGACCGACCAATGAATGCAACTGACCGACTCCTAGAAGCCCACCGTCACCATGTTCTTGAAAAACTCACACCGAGCGAAGACATGCAAAACAGGGCCATTGCCCACCACTATCTCCGTGTATTCACTCTCGCAAGGGACTTACAGGTGATGATTCATCTCCGTGATCAAATCCCGCCAGATGGAAGCCTCAAAAAGAGCGACGAAATGATTGAAGCTCTCGCATCCCGGATCAGGGAAGCTCACCTCGCGGACTTTGGCCTGCCTTTGGAATGGGTGGACAGGTCCGAAGCTCCCGAGTTTGAACAAGCTTGGCTGGGTGAATTTGTCAGGTCCGAACCAGAGGCCATCAAAAAGAGATTTCTGGAAGCAGGTTGGCGGGTAGCTTCACGATCACTCAACTTGATGTTTGGAGATGAAATGGTTGCACCGGGATCGCCTCCAGATTCCAAAGAGAAAGATCTTACGATCATTCGTATCGGGGATCTCGAAAGGCTCCCGGAACCTCAAAGAGAGGAAGAAATTCAACGTCTCTTGAAACCCAAGAAATAGACCGATGGACACTTTACTTCAAGAAGTCGCCGGGGAAATTGAGGTTTCAATAATGCCAGAGGGGGCCGACCCCGGAGACTTTGAGCCTATGTTTTTCCTATCCCCCGCCGAAGCTCTTGGCCTTGCTGAGAAGCTCACCTACACCGCTAACAAAATGCTCAACGAAGAATAAAACCATGGAACTAACTATTGCTTTAATTGTCCTTATCACCCTCTTTTTACTCCGCCGCAAACGCTAGACATGAGACCCGACTTAAAAATCAAGTCCCTCAACCAAGGGATGATTGTGGAATGACATACAGCTACGATCAACGAGTTCAGGGAATTTGCGCGGCCATCGAGCGCGGATTCTCCAAAGGTCTCACCGCTGAAAAGATCGAGACGCTCGTTGGAGAGCAAAGACCCTACAACATCGAGACCGCAGACCTGAACTCGTTGGTCCGGCATATCCAGAAGACCCTCAAGCTCCAGACCGAAGGAAAGCCGACACCTTGGATGATTCATGAACAACTCGAACTTTTCACAATGTGAACCCGGAACCCGAAATACACCAACCCCAGCTCACTGAGTCTCAGATCCTCAAGTCTCTTGATTTAACGAGACCGAAGTCGAAAACAAAAAAGAAGAGGAAGGTCAAAAAGACACCTCTCCCATGTCCTTTTTGCAGTTTCAACAAACCCCAACTTATTTCAGGAATCTTCGTTTGGAGGCAGGGACGGATTTATTACTACACCTGCCCTAAGTGCGCTTGTCAGTCTCGTAATCGGAAACAAGCAGCTCTTAACGCTTGGAATAGGAGACCCAACCCCCAAGCTGATAAGCTGAAGAAAAAGAACGCTAAGAAGGAAGCCAAAACCGTCGCTAAGAAAAAGAAATGAAGCTAGAACCGCATTGGCCAAACAACACACCTTTCCATTTTCCTATGAAAACACAACTAATCTACATGACTCCCGAAATGGGAACCGAAGCCGTCCTCATGCACTGTTTTCTCCAGGGGCAACAGCAGGGCCACTACGTTGGGAAGGACTTGAGCTATCTCAAGAAAACCAAAGGAGACCCACAACCTATTCTCGTTCAGGATGGCGAGATTGTAGCGAAAGGGTTCGTTGCGCTTGTCAACCTCTGGAAAGACGAAGGGAGACTTTTAGTTAAAATTAGTCCTTGCCAAACTCTATCAAGATAAAAGATACAATATAGAAACCCAATGAAAGTCGCCTACTGCTTCCTTTTGCTCGACGAGCCTGTCTTTTCTGCCGTGTGGCGGAAGTGGCTGGGTGACGACACTTTGGTAAAGGTAAATGCCAGAGAGTCGTCCCAGTTCGTCTCTTTGACTCGGAATGACGCCCTGCGTTGTTTGGTGCGCGGGGTGGGTGGTTTTGAGAACTGCCAGGTTCCTGCGGACGAGCATTACTTCGCTATGGTCCTGCCCACTTTCGGAAGCCAGCTTCAGAAGGGGCCGCTGACTTACGCCCGATTTCAACCATACCACTCCCATCCCGACGAAATCGTCGAACTCCCCTACGAACCTGCCGACAGGCTTGGGTTCTTTTTTATCCGAAAAGTCACCAAGAACACGAAGATGACCTCTGGTTATCTTGAGTGGATCTTGGGCGACAAATCCTAAAAACAAAATGAAGACATCAGTAACAAACCCGACCATGGAAGAATTCCAATCAGCCCTGCTGACTCACTCAGTCAACGTCCACCTGTTGGTGGAGAACCACAACAAAGGAACCATCACTTCTGGATACTTCCACGAAGATCTACAAATGATCACCGAAGAGTTTTTGAATGATTGGTATGAACCAGCCAAAGCACCACCACCATACGAAGGGATCTTTGACATCCTGGTTATGAACTTCCTTAGAGGTCTCTTTATCGTTCTTGGCCTCGCATCAGGAGTTGCCCTCTTAGTTTACCTCATTACATTGTAGCCATGGAAACTGGAGGAAAATCATACTCGCTAGAAGAGAGGCTTCAAGAAGCTCTCAAAGCAGATCACGAGCTTGAACTGGCCAGGATCAAAGTCACGACGGAGCAAAAAGCTCTCGGAGAAATCTTGACCATGATCCACGAAGAACATGGCCTCACGCTGCAAAAGCTCGCCGATAAAACCAAAATCGGATTCGGAAAGCTCTATAATGTGGCCAACGGTCGAACCAAGCTCGAACAAGCAACAATCATCCTTCGCGAAGTGGGTCAAATCCTCAACCCACCCAACCCATTTAAATCATGAATTTTGAACAATTTGACCTTAAGAAAAGACTCAGCCCCAAGAGATTGGAACAGTTTGCCGAATGCCTCATAAAACTCAGCGACCAAATCGGGATTAAAGTCAGCTCCCGAGGCTGGGGCTACCAGAGGGAGCAAGAGCGGCTCATTGACAAGAACCAGTTTGACAAGGTAGAAGCGGCCATCATCCCGTTCCCAAGAGTGGCCGAAAAGCTGATTACTGATGCTTTTGAAAAATACCTTGGCCCCGATGCTCCTAAGCGTTTTAGAAAGAAACGTGATGAGGCAGATGAGGAATATGCTGAAGTTCTTGACACTTGCGGAGTTGACCTGCAAGAAGTTGAAGACGCTATTCGCAAACTTAACGGGGAAGAAGAGGACTAAAATGAAAGCGGGAAACAAGGGTGATCGTTTTGAATGGGAAGACGCAATGGATAGACTCATTGCTCAAGCCCCCGAAGAACCCCCACCCCCTGATGAACCCAAAGAGTCCTCTTCAGATTGCCACGTTTGCACACAAACATTTCGTATCTCTAATACAAGAACCTGCAATTGCGGGAACACTCTCTGCTTTGATTGCACCTGTGATCAATGCGAAACCTAAAATACCAAAACAATGATTAGTCCAGATAATGACATCTCTTCAGCTCACGAAGAGTCTCACGAAGAGTCTCACGAAGAGTCTCACGAAGAGTCACACGAAGAAAGGCTCAAGCGAGTCGTCGAAACCATCAGCCAGCTCCTTGACGAAAACAACCTCATGGGTTGTGTCAGTGTTGTAGCTCCGGGCTGCAACGCCATGTTCCTCAATCTCAAAGCAGATTGGAGTGCCGCGAAACCCGGAGAGGAAGACATCAAGATCGAGTATGATCGTGAACTCTCTCACAGTGAGGCAATGGCGAAGCTCGAAGCCACTTATGCAACGATCTATGAGCTGGCCGGAATGGCGGAGTTCAACGGTCGGAACATGCAGACGGTTCTTGAACAATTGAACCAATTCCCAATGGGGAATTACTTCTTACACAAGGTTGTTCTCGCCGCTCAGTTGAAGAAGGGTGGACATGACCCGGAGACGACTGCAAAGCTCAAGCGAACCTATGACAAAATTTGCAAGGATGGGCCCCCTCCCGTTGACCAAGACAGCGAACCTAAGAAGCCTGTCATTGACGAACCCGAAGAGCCTACTAACGAAGAAGGCTAAAACCAATCTCTTAACCAAAACAAAAAAGCAGCTAATGAATAAAATTGACGTAAAAAAGCCCGTATTCCTCAAAGATGGAAGATCCGCAAACCTCATCTCCTATGACCTTGTCAAAAAGACAGTGACTGGGTTAGTGGCGGGGGTTCAAGATGCCTCAGGGAATGATACCTTGACCTGGGACGAATATGGAAAACTTCAAGGAACCAAGGTTCTCGGGCCAACCAAAGTAAACAGTCTGGAAGATCTCACCATTCAAAACGAGTGGAAGGATGAACCTCAAGTCCGACTCCTCACTCCTGAAGGCGTCACAGAGGTCATTCTCACTCCTGAAGAATACCGGGCAATGACGGAAGCAGCCGACCAGAACGATTGGGCGACACTGGCACAACAAGTCCCCAAAATCTTGGCAAGACACGCCAAGGAAATGGCTGAAATTGATTCGGAGATTGACAGCCACGAAGAACGTCTTAAGGCTCATTTGGAGGGGGTCCGCCAAGTCGTGGATGAAGACAGCTTCGAGGACTTGGGAATTGAAGTAACGGATGGTTACTCTGAGTCTCCAAAACCCGATTGGAAATTCACGCATGGACCTGACCTCGCCATGGACGACAAGTGTCGCTTTCAAATTTGTCAGGCAGTCGAAAGGGCTCAAATCCGTCGAACCAAGTCTCGTGTCATTCACGGTCACTTCCACACCGAAGGATAACAGCTCATGTTCAAGCACAAGTCATTCACTGGAACAGCCGCAGCTCTAGCCTCTTGGGTCAACCAAAGGACTGCGACGGTTGACCCCGTCAGCGTTGTTTGTGAGAAAGGAAAACTCATCCTTTTTTACAGGGACAAGACTTTTAATGGAGCTGATAATGCACAGACTAACATCGTTCTTAGGCACGTTGACAGGCTCTGCAACCTCGACTCTGATTCAAAGTATCGTTATGAGTTCCCTAAGCAGATGCACGAGAAGTGTGCTTGTCCATTCTCCAGACTCTTTTCAACGGTGAGAAATTTGAAGCAATTCAAGGATCTCGAACCCGCTCAGATAAGGGAAGCTATCAAAGACGCTCTCGATGGGTCCGAATACCATTTGATCGAAAACAAAACGAAAGCGAAAGCCCTTGTTGGATCAAGGGTGGTTTGTTTCGTTCACGAGGACCTTTTATAGTGGAGAAATCTGACTTCCAGCATCCCTCTTATGTGGATGAACTTCCAAGAGACCTCTTGGTTCCGCACTACCTCATTCACTGCTACCTCTACTATAAACTGGACTCGGAGATCATCAACGACCACCAGTTCAACCAACTTGCAAGGAGGTTGAAGAAGGAGTGGAAGAAAGTGGATCACCGCCACCAGGAATGTCTTCGTCGAAAAGAACTAACCACCACTGGGTGCAGCATTGAATACCCTCTGATGGTGGTGGGGTCAGCGAAGTCCTTAATTAAGCATTGACAGACCTCGTTGGACACGTAAGAGTGTCCCCGGAAACTATCCTTGGTCGGCTAATTCCACCGTCTATGAAAGAAAGCCCTTCTGCTGAAAAGTAGAAGGGCTTTTTTGTTTTCAAAAACCTAAAAAATGAGGTTGACCATCTTAGGAAGCTCACATAGCTTCGCCACATGCCGACCGAATCCGGGAGACTGACCATCTCTCAAAAGCTGAAACAGCTCATTAAAAACGACGAACGATCCCTGACAGAGATCGCTTCTTTGTCGGGAGTTGACTATGAGACCCTTCGAAAGTGGTTCAGGGGAGACGTTCACAAATTAGATGTCGAGAATGCGGACAAGGTCCACCAAGTTTTAACCAACAGCTCATTAGGATAGAATGGCAAAGCATTGGTTCTACGGCGGGAAGTCAGTGAGGGACGGACAGCAATGTCGTCTAAAAACTCACACGTTCCAAGATTTTGTGAAGAGCTACATCAACGTGCCGATCCCAATGAGGACGACACGGGAAGAGTTTCACAACTATGATGAGGACACTCAGAAGAAATTTAAAGATGTTCCGTATATTTGTGCTTGTTCTTTTAAGAAAGGTCTTAACAAGCGAAATGATAAGAACGCTTCTAAGCTCCTCATGGTCGCTCTTGACATTGACGCCCCCAGCAAGAAGGAAAAGAAACAGGGGTTCAAAGCATACGCTGACGATTTTGTTGAGAGTCCAGAAGCCCTTCGGGATGCTCTCTACCCTTTCAACTTCGCAGCCTATGAAACAGCTTCAAGCACACCGAAGCATCGAAATTTGAGGATCTTGGTCGAAGTCAAGCCATGTGATCTGAAGCACCACAAAGCACTCGTGGCCACTGTTGCCCGACTCCTCGGAATGGACCTTGAGAAGTGGAAAGGGAATCGAGAGTCCAACGTGATTTCCCAGCCGATGTATCGTCCCGTTGCTTTCCAGGAAGAAGAGGACAGAAACCCAGTTCTTTGCTCCCGGACCAATGGAGAGCCGCTCACTAAGCAGGACGTTCCCAAGGGGATTCACAACGATTTTAAGAAGACCAGCATGGCTTTTGATTTCGATGAGAGTGAGGAAATCAAATCGTCGCTCATGTTCATGCCTGTGCCTGAACTCACCATTCGGGAAGCTGAATCGGCTCTTGATCATGTTGACCCGGATTGTGGCTATCTGATGTGGACCAAGATCGCCTCAGCGTTGCGCCACCAGTTTCGGGGTGAAGAGGCTGACGAGGCTTTCGATGTCTTTGATCAGTGGTCTTCGACAGGGTCAAAGTATCAGGGGGCCAGTGATACCTCCCTCAAGTGGAGGAGCTTCAAGCCCGATGCTGAGGGGAAGAACCCCACGACAATCAGGACTTTGTTCCAGTATGCGATTGAAGGTGGTTGGAACTCTTCAGAGGTAGCTTCCAAGGTTCAGGCAACGGTTGAAGAGTGGATCGTGTCATGCACCGACTCATCACTGTTGATGACTGAAGGGATTGAACGAATTGCCGCCATTCCTTTTCAAAATGATGTGGTTGAGGAGGCTTTGATCTCCCACTTGCAAGAAGCTTCAAAAGAGATCAATGGTGTTCGGGTAGAGCGGGGGGTCTATCGCAAGGCTGTCAAAGCAGCTCGCCGGAAATCGGTTCGAGAAAAAGCAGCAACTGAAGACAACTCCCCGGCTTGGTTGCGGCCTTGGGTTTACATCTCCACCACGAACACTTTCTACAACATGACGACAGGCGTCATCCTCGGGCCTGATGCTTTCAATAACAACTATGCTAAGGAGCTAATCAATCAGGATGACATTGACGAAATGATGGGACGCCCTTCGATCATGCCGAAAGATTTTGCCTTGAACATCCAGCAGATCAAACGAGTCGATGGTTTCGTTTATGACCCTCGGAACAATGCAGAGCCCTTCCTTGAATACAAGGGTGTGAGCTGCCTCAACACCTACCGACAGTCCTCAGTCCCGAAAGAGACGCCTCTCTATTCAGACAAAGCATTCAAGATTTTGAAGAAATTTTTGAAGATGCTTTTGGGAGACCCGGAAGCAGTCGCCCACATGATTGACTTCCTCGCCCACACAGTTCAGCACCCAGGACACAAGATTCGTTGGGCTTTCCTCATCCAGTCAGCCCACGGGGCCGGAAAGACCTTGCTTGCCGATGTCATGGGAGAGGTCATGGGGATCGACAATGTGAAGTATGTCCACACGAAGTCATTGACCTCCGACTTCAACGATTGGGCGGTGGACAACTGCTTCACCGTGTTCGAGGAACTCTGGGTGAAGGCGAGCCTCCGGTTTGAGCTGGGAAACGCTGTGAAGGATGTCATCTCCAATGACAGGATCTCAGTTCGAAAGAAGTTCGAAGGGATGAGCGTCGGTCTCAACGTGACGAACAGCATCGCCTTCACAAACTACCACGACGCCATCCACATGGACGCCAGTGACCGCCGCTGGCTTGCAGTCGAGTCACCATTGCAAACCAAGGAGCAATGCGTTAGGGCCGCGAAACAGGGCCTCTTCAAAGGAATGGTGAAGCTCAAAAAGAAATGGGGAGGCTCACTGAGGTATGCTCTTCTGAACTACAAGATCTCCAAGAAGTTTCCTGTCAATGGTCCGGCCCCAATGACAGCATATCGGCAGGAGCTTGTTGAAGAGAGTAAACCTCGTTTGCTCATCGACATTGGAGATGTCATCGAAGATCCAGATGTCCCCGAAGTAGGTCATGACATCATTCACTCACAGGCACTCCACACAGCCCTCGTGACCCCATCGAACTCCGAGAAGCCCACTCATTATCTCAGACAGTTGGGTTACAAGCCCTATGGGGGTGGGAAGAAGGTCAGCATTCAGAACCAAAAGACGACGCTTTGGTTCAACCCTGCGGAGTTCAACGAAAAGAAGAAAGATGCAGCCGAAGTATTGCGTAAGCGGTTAAAAGTCCTAGAATCAGACTAAGCAGCTTGACAATAGCAAAAACTCTTGAGAAGCTAATGCCTCTCCTAACCAAAACGAAAACAAAACCATGTTGAAAAAACAAAGCGAGGACCTCCTCATCATTCTGGCCGACATCGCCACAAACCTTGTCACCGAAAACAAAGAACTCAACGACCAGCTCGAAGAGATCACGGGTAAACCCATCAAGCGTCCCTCTAAGGACGAAGATGAGGGCGACTCCGATGAGGGCGACTCCGATGAGGGCGACTCCGATGAGGGCGACTCCGATGAGAAGCCGGACAAGGAACCCAAAGACAAGAAGAGTAAGAAGTCGAAAGACGAGAAGCCTGAAAAGTCCAAGGACAAAAAGAAGGGTAAGAAAGATAAGAAGTCCAAGAAAAAGGACAAGAAATCTGACAAGCCTGAAGACTCCGAAGGCTCCAGCGACAAGGTCGATGAACTCGAAGAAATCCGCAAAGTCCTCCGGGACACTCGGACGGGAATCCGCAAAGCCTCCGAAAAGGCAGGGAACGACAAGAAGAAGACTGACAAGTTGATCGACAAGTTCCGCGATGAGTGGGCTTCTTACCTCGAAAAGAACGAGTGGGAAAAAATCCAGGCCATCGACAAAAAGCACCTCTCCGGTGCGCTTGAGGACTGCAAAGAAATTGCAGCGAAGATCCTCAAAAAAGCCAAGAAGTAATCAAACCAATTGATCGGCCCTCTCTTCGGGGGCCGCTTAACAACCCAAAACCATAGACATGAGTGGATCAGCCAACCATCACCATTCCATTTCACCTTCAGCAGCCGAACGCTGGGGGTCCTGCACAGCCCAACCAGCATTTGAAGCAGAAAATCCCGAGAAAATCCTAATTTACAATCTCGAACACACTTTCCCCGAACTCATTCACTACATGAGAACGGAACTCCCAGACGAAGAGTGGAACGAAGACGAACTCGAATATGTTCCCGTCGTGGAGAGCCTGATGAAAGGCCAAAGCTCCGTTGCAAAGCTCAAAAAGGAGCAACTCCAAGGATGCCTCCGCATCATTGGCAGTGTCCCGGCCCGGACAGGCACGAGGGCTCACGATTTCGCCGAACAGATCCTCAATGGTGAAGTGGCTCTGGGTGAGATTCCTGAACAGTTCCAAGAGGGCGTCGGTCAATACGTTGCGAAGTGCGAACAGGTCATGGAAGACAACGAGGATTCAGAGCCTTTTGTGGAGCTTCGAGTTCCACTATTCTACGATAAGAAAGGGAAAGGAACTCTCGACTTCGGTCTTGCCACTCCTGAGCTTATTGAAATCGTTGACTATAAAAACGGTTCAGGGAAGTTTGTCTCAGCCGAAGAGAACCCCCAGCTTGGGGCCTATGCTGTGAGCTTTGCGGAGTTTCTCGAAGACGAAGGTCTCTATGACTTTGGACCCGCCACAGTTGTTCGCATGACGATCGTTCAACCCAACCATCAGCAAGGGCCTCCAGTCAGAACCTCCGAAACGACACTTGCGGACCTTCGCTCGATGACCAAGTTTCTCGACAAAGCAGCCAAGAAAATCCACAAGGGGAAGACCAAATTCAAGGGCTCTCCCGAAGCTTGCTACTTCTGCCCTTGCCGACCCTTCTGTGAGCATCGCATCACCCAAGCTACGGCAGCTTTCCCCCAGCTTTTGGAAGATGAGGTGCTTGAGGCTTTCCCAGATCTCTCAACACGAGGGGCTACCCCCAAGTTCGACAAGAAGACTCCCGAAGAGCGAATCGCGGCTCATGGCCTGAACACGCTCTCCCTGAAGAGAATGGTGAAGCTCTGGAAGCATCGGAAGCAGGTCGAGAAAGCCTACGCTGATATGGATGCCTACCTCACTGCGGAAGCAAAGTTCGGTGAGATGCCTCCAGGTCTTAAGCTGGTCATGGGTCGGGAAGGGAACACAGCGTGGAAGAATGAAGATGACGCCGACACCTTCTTGAAAAATCAGAAAGTCACGGTCGAAGAGAGACGCAAATCTTCAGTCATCACCCCAACGGCTGTTAAGACGATGTTTAAGGACAAACTTAATGAAAAGCGTCCTGAATACTCTAAGCGATTTGCTGATAAGTTCGAAGACCTCACAACTCGTTCAGCCGCTAAGGAAGTGATCACTCTCGAAGAAGATTCTCGTGAGCCTGTCTCAAATGTCCTCGACATGTTCCCCGACAGAGACAAAGATGCACCGGAACCGGAAGATATTCCATAGTTTCAATGGCATGTAGCTCAGTGGTAGAGCAAGGGACAAATAACCCCGAGACGTTGGTTCAATTCCAAACTTGCCTCCCAATTTTCGAAAACAACCCAAAGGCCATCAGAGCATCACGGCCCGAAAGCTCACAAAAAAGTTAAAGCAAACAAATAGAATAAAACAATGGCTACTAAGACAAAAAAGAAGAACTACTACAAGGTCCTCATCCCCCACACTCGGGGTGCATTTCTCCACCTCTTTTCTAGGGAGGAATACAAGGGGGAACAAAAGGGTTACTCGATGGTCTGCCTTCTCGATCCCAAGCGGAAAGAGCATAAGGACACTATCAAGGAACTTAACAAGACAATCAAGAAGGCCGCTAAAGACGGGGGCTTCAAGATTGACGAAGACAACAACCCTCTGAAGGACGGCAACGACAAGCCAAACCTTGACGGCTACAAGAACATGGTTTTCATCAAACCCTCTTCGAACAAAAACCGTCCAGCGGTCTATGATCGCGACAAGCGGCCATGCACGGAAGATGATGAACTCCACTACGCCGGGGCTCACTTTGATGTCCTTGTGACAATCACCCATTTCAGCAATAAGCACGGTGACTTCGTGGCGGTGAACTTGGAGGCCGTGAGGTTTGTCAAACACGATGAACCCTTTGGAGGCGGCGGGTCTCATCACGATGCCGATGAGGACTTCCCAGATCGTGAGGAAGAGGAGGAAGAGGAGGAAGAGGAAGATGAGGACGACAATCCCAAAAAGTCCAAGAAGGGCAAAAAGGACAAGAAGGGTGCGAAATCTAAAAAATCCAAATCCGATGAGGAAGAGGAAGAGAAGGATGACAAGCCTAAGAAGTCCAAGAAAGGCAAAAAGGACAAGAAGGGTAAGAAAAAGAAATAACCCATTTCGGCAAAACCAGCCAAAGCACCCCGTGTGTCCGAAAGGGCCACGGGGTTTCCGGGCAACCGACCATGCCTTCTACGTACCACATCGACTACGAGACAGCCTCCAGTGTTATCCTGGGTGGAAAAGGGGGCCTCGGAGGCTATCGCTATGCGTGTGATGAATCCACTGTCATCTTGATGTTTGCGATTCGGAAGAACGATGGTGATGTTTTTGTTTGGGACTCCCAGGACTCTAAGAGTTCTGAGTCTAAGAAAGCTAAGAAAATGTTCAAGCAAGCTTCTAAGAAAGGATCTGTTTGCTACGCTTGGAATGCTCCTTTCGAACATGCTGTTTCACGTTATCAGTTGGAGAAACAAGTGGGGATTAAACCAATCAAGATTGAGAATTGGCGTTGCGTTGCCGCTATGGGTGCAAGGGCTGGAATGCCTCGGGCTCTCGCAGCAGCCGCAAAGATCCTCAACAAAGATGAGGGTTCTCAGAAAGACAAGATTGGCGGGTCACTGATAGGAATTTTTTCAGATTTGAACAAGGTTGTAACTCTGAAGCCCCCTATTGGAGCAAAGGATTACACGAAAAGCGAACGAGGCCGGAAACCTGCAAACCGAAAAACCTTTTCACCCATTCAAGGATGGTTTGAAGTGACGAAAGAAGGCGTTTCTTTTCATGATGAAATTCTTTGGGACTGGTTGGTTTCTGCTGGTGGAGAGGAAATGACTGTTCGAAAGGCATGGGACCTCTTCAAAGAATACAACCGTCAAGATGTTATCGTAGAGTCCGAAGTTCATGACAAACTTCACCATTTTGAATTGAAGGGCCGAATCCTCAAAAGCTTCCAGTTTAGCATGAGGATGAACGACAAGGGGATTCCAGTGAATCGAGAAGCGTTGGCAGGGGCTTTGAAGATCGTTGAAGCGTATCAAGATAGGATTGGAACGCGCTTCAAAAACATCACGGGTCTTGCCCCTTCTCAGAACATCAAGTTTAAAGCTTGGATGCAGGAGCGTGGTTATCCATACGATAACTTGAAAGCTGACACTGTTACTAAGGCGATTAAAGACGACCGTAAGCTGATCAAGAAGAAAGCCTATAAGGCGTTAAAGCTGCTTCAGCTCGTGAATTTTGCAGCCCTGAAAAAGATCCCTACGATGCTGAACGCTGTCTGCCCTGATGGCATGGTTCGCGGGACCATGAGGTGGCATGGCGCACGAACAGGTCGAGCCACGGGACAGGTTGTTCAGCCTCAGAACATGAAAAAGGCTCAAATGGAAACAGAGCTTGCCTATCGAATGCTTTGTGAGGGAACCAGTCTTGAAGAAATTGAAGAGTTTTGGGATTCTCCCCTTGAAGTGATTGCTTCGTGCGCCCGACACTTCATTCATGAGCCGGGAACAATGTTCTTCGATTCCGACTACACGGGTGTTGAGGCCCGGATCACCCCCTGGCTCGCTGGGGATAAGAAGAAAATGGACTCGATCCTTCGTGGTGAATGTCAGTACCTTAAGGTTGCAGAGACAATCTACAAGGTTCCATACGACAAGCTCAAGAGACTCTATAAAGCCAAGGATGCAAAGGTGGGCAAATGGCGAACTACTTCAAAGCCCGTCGAGCTGGGTTGCTGTTTTGGGGTTGGAGGACGCGCTTTGCAGAAAGATCTTCGCGAAAAGTATGGAGTGAAGATTTCTCTCGATGAGGCCAAGGCCATCGTCAAAACCTACCGGGAAAACAGCTCTGAAACAGTCGATGCTTGGAGGGCTATTGAAGATGCCGTTAAAGCAGTGATCCCGGTCGATGACAGGATTGACCCAGCCGACAGGAAGAAAGCGACATCACCTCCACCAGAAATGCCCCGCCATGGTTACAAGAAGCCAATCACGATTTTGAATGGTCGAGTCACCATTGGGACCAAAAAGACGGGAGGGATCAGATACCTCTTCATTGAGCTACCCTCGGGGCGTCGGCTCTACTATCCCCGAGCCAAGTTTAAGTGTGTGTGGCGCGGCTATTCCGAAGATGACTTGCTGGAAGTCAAAGTGCAGAGTATTGAGAAGTGGAAGAAGATGAAAAAAGCCAAGGGGTCCTGGCGGAAAGAAATTCGGTTTTGGGGCTCCAAAGACAGCAAGCCTTTCAGCTGGGTCGCAACTTGGGGTTCACGTTTCTTTGAGAACATCGTTCAAGCAATCGGCGTCGATCTCCTCGACTATGGTTGTCTTCAGTTGGAGAAACATGGACACGACATCTTCATGATCGTGCATGACCAAACTATTGGTCGTAAGAACGGCCTTGGTCGCAAACACTTTAAGAAGCACTTTTGCGCTCGTGAGAAATGGTCTAAGACGTTCCCTCTTGACGCTTCTGTTGACTACGCTAAATACTACCTCAAAGAAGATTAAAGCTATGAGAGTTATCAAAAGAAAAAGAATTGGTAAATTGTGGTCCTACACTCTTTTGAAGTGTGGGACACGAATAGGCTTCAGCCCCGACCCTAGAATAATATGCCTCCCCCTCACTAAGTTTGGAATACTTCTTCAGAAGAAATGAGTGACCTTTCTGAAAAACAAGTTGAAGCAGCCCTCGTAAAGTATGCACGGGCCAATGGTGTTTTGACCTACAAGTTTCATGGCCCTGGTGCTAGGGGGAAGCCTGATCGAATTTTCATTGCGAACCATCAAACTCTCTTTCTGGAGATCAAACGCCCCAAAGCAAAGCCTTCTGTTTTGCAGCTCAAAAACATCTCAGACATCAGGAACCATGGAGGACTCGCCGACTGGTGTGACGGGATCATGAAGGGCAAAGAAATGCTCAACAATTACCTCGATCTCTGATGTCCACAATTTACAACCCATTTCAAAAGCCCTATAAATATCAGGGAAAGAAAATGATCCCTTGGCTTGAGGATCGAGACTTTGCGGCTCTCTTTGCAGATCCCGGACTCGGGAAGTCTGTCACCACTCTCAAAGCTTTTGATACGAACTTCTGGGATGGGAGAACGAAAGGAGCTTTGATTGTCGCTCCGATTCGGGTTTGCAACATTACTTGGCCCTCACAGGCTTCTGAGTGGGACTTTAGCCAGTGGATGAGAGTTGCCAACATGCGGACCCCCGAAGGCATCAAAATGTGGCACGAAAAGTCAGCAGACCTCTACCTTGTCAACCCAGAGATGCTCGCCAGTCGGGTGGTCCGGGTGAAATGCAAGGTGTGCCGCCAGATTCCGAAACTCACCAAGAAGTGCAAACACTGCGATGATGAAGGGCTCGTTGCACGGAAGTATAAAGGGTTCTGCGAGCGTTACCTCAAGGGTCAACGTCAAAAAGACCTCCCAATCGACATGCAGGTCATTGACGAACTAAGTCTTGCTAAGAATCGAAACGCAAAGAGCTTTGGAGCTTTGAGAGCATACCGTGAGGCTTTCAACATTTTCTGGGGACTGACAGGGTCCCCGACCCCCAACAGCTACCTCGATCTTTGGAATCAGATGCGGATGCTGGACGATGGTGAAAGCTTGGGTCGGAATTTCTTTCAGTTTCGCAAGAGATTCTTCCACGAGACTGACTACATGGGTTATAAGCACGAGATCAATGATGGGGGTAAGGAGGCGATTCACAAAAAACTTTCTAATATCGCTTTGGTCATGAAGAGTGAGGACTATTTGAACGTCCCAACTCCAGACTATCTGGACGAAGAGATTAAACTCGGAGTCCAGGCAATGAAGGCTTACCATACTCTGAAACAGGAACTTCTTCTTCAAATCGAATCAGGGGAGATCGAAGCTCTGAATGCAGCGGCCCTGACTCAAAAGCTTCTTCAAGTGACTGGAGGAACTGTCTATGGGTCGGGTCACAATGACGAAGAGGACGCTAAGAAAACTCCTCTTTACATTCATGATAAGAAGCTCAAAGCCCTTGCAACGATTCGGAAAAGACACCCCAAAGAGCCTTTGTTGATCTTGACTCAATTCAAGCATGAGAGGGCGCGAATCCTCAAAGCTTTCCCGGAAGCGAGAGAGTTCGATGAACGTGATATGGACAAATGGCAAAGGGGGAAAATCCCGATGTGGATTTGTGACCCTCGTTCAATGTCCCACGGAATTGACGGAATGCAAAAAGGAGGTCGAATTGCGGTTTGGTTCACCTTGACTTATTCCTATGAATCCTATCTTCAAACCAACGCTCGATTGGTCCGAACAGGGCAAAAGCTTCGATCCTTGATCTACCGTATCATTGCCCAAGACACTGTTGACGAAGCAGTTGCTGAAGCCTTGAGGTTCAAAAAGGAAGGACAGAATGGACTCTTTGCAGCTTTGAAGAATCTTCAGCAGTTGGAGAAGTCGATGAAGAGAGCTGCTTGATTAAAGGCTTGACTAAAGGCTTGCTCAAAAGCTATGCTTGACCATATTTTTTTTCAAAGACCTGATGAACACACTGACACTCTTCATTGTAATCCTCGGAACAGCCACTGTTGTTCTATCCATCATCGTGGCCTGTTGGTTCCGAGCTCATCGCAGGAGGATTCCTGGAGATCCAGCGAAGCTGGTTGGGGCTCTCTCGTGGCAACTGTGGGGGGAAGCCTTGCTGGGGTTGGGGACACTCACTTTCTCCGTAGCTGCTCACTTTGAGTGGCTTCCCGAATGGCCTTCTGCTTTCAAAGGGAGTCTGAGACTCATGATGTTTTTGGCAACTTCGGTTACGACAGCGCACCTTTTTTGGGTCGTTTACACTCTCCACAACAGCAAAAGAAAGTAATGCCTACAATTCTTGCTTCAACAGAAGGCTCTATTTGGGCTGAAAACGGGGGCCTCCTCGGGCTTGTGTTGTTTACTTTTTTTGGATTTCTGGGAGTGATGTTCGCCACTTTCATGAAGGCTTCTTCTAAAAAAGATATGGACCATGCGAATTCTTCTTTCGAAAAAGATTTGAAGAACAGAGAGTTCATCCAGACACTCCTCAGCGATAGCCGGGAAGAGAGAAAGGAGGATCGGAGCGAACATAAGGAAGCCTATTCAGCTTTGAGCAACGCCTTATCGGAGCTGACAGATCACCTTCGAAACGAAAAATCGAAGAAAGACTAATTTAGTCATTGTCTTAGTCACGCAAGGGTGCATAGTCATGGCGATGAAAGTATTACTTTACTTCAGTCCTAATTGCAGCCCTCAGCACTTCTCTAAGTGCTTTCGCCATTAGTGACCCACCTCCCTTCGAGAAGGTTATCGTCATCGAGAAGGAACAGAACCTTTGAGAACGAAGAGACCCTTGCCGCCATGCGTGTTTGGGTTGCCAGCGAACTCCAGGTTGTGATCACCAACAATAAGGGAGCCACTCTCACGCCGCTTGTCGCTGTGAAGTCTCCTGAATATGGTTCCTTCACCGTCGCCGAAACGCCCTCCCATACTGTGGTCGTGCCTCGCCAGGTCTTCCATCGTGCAAGGGATGATCTCTAGGTTGAAAAGATGTCGATTCTGATTATTAGAAAGAGCCCCGGTTCGCCGGGGCTCTTTTTATGTCATGATATGACTCACTCTTCAGATTCCTCACGGAGCTGTGCAGGTGTCTTCAACCCAAGTTGCTCGTTGTATTTAAGGACACCTTTACGCCAGTAGCCAGACATAGTATCACCGAAGTGCTTATCATCCATAGAGTCTAGCTCATTACGATTCTCTCTAAACAATCTAAGAGTTTCCTTAATACGAGCCTGCTTGGCAACCTCAAGAATGTCCGCGCTATATTCGCGACCATTGTCTTCCAACTTTTTCTTGAAAGCGGGGATGTTGAATGAACCCCCGAAATACTTTCGTCTTTCAAACTCTTCAATGGCTTCGGCTTTCAAGGGGTCTCTGCTTTCCCTTTTTACTTTCCAATAGACAGGGAGACCCAGCCCTTTCAAAGCATCTCCAGCCGTCCATTCAAGTTCTTCGCCAAGGACGTTCTGCATCAAGACAACCCCATCAGCTCCTGGAACGACGTAGAAGGGGTTGTTATACCACCATGCTGCATCCGAAGCTTTCTCGTCCACTTTGGGTTGCGCTCTCTTCACTGATTTCAGAAGTCCCGAGAAGGGGACAAATTGATCAGCTCGTGAGAGAAGCGTTCCGCCAAGCCCCTTTCTTTCGAAGTCCTTACCATCTCCCTTGATCTGGGAGACGCCAGGAATGTAGAGTTCGAACAGTCCTTTTTGAATGTAGAGAAGCTCCTCCCCAAATCTGTCTTCAGATGAAGCTTTCGTGAGTCGGTTGAGGGCCATCGCCATGACAGCAGTTGGAAGGAGAACCTGAGCGAAGCCTTTATCAAGCCGGAATCGCTGGTCCCCAATCGAAAGAGTGTATTCATCCCACTGGTTATGGTTGGCGTTCCAACGCTTAATCTCGTCAGCATCACCAGAGGGGTAGGACAGTGTCATCCACAGCCACTTGTCCTCGTCTTCTAGTTCATCGTTGGCTTTGAATGCCGCAGCCAGGGCAAACACTGCACCGTTCGAAAACAAGATCGCAGCTTGGCGTCTTTTGAAGAGCCAGTCGGATGTGATGCTCTTATAGACTTCGGCTCTTCTTTCGGGAGAGAGCCTTTTGTAATTTGCCCACTTTGCAATGCTGAGTCCTGGAGTCCACCATGTAAGATACTCCATGACGATTCCCACCGTTCGAACAGCCGGGAGAGCCCAAGCTAATGGAACTCCGGCACGTTGAGCTGCAATCACCCCATCAGAAAGAGCATTAGTGACAATCCCAATGTAGGTGCCGTCGGTTACTCCAGTTCCAATTTGTGCTTGAACATCGGCAACCGACTCTTCAAGCAGCGTGGAGGAAACGCCGCGACCAATCAGCTCATTCATGATACCTCCTTCGGTTCGGTCATGGATCTCTAAAGCGATAAGGTCCGGGTCCGTGATCCCCAAGTTGTCCCTCATGTGAGCGGCAACTGCCTCAGCGTCGGCACGAGCTGCTTGGACATAACCGTCCATATCCTCTTTGGTGATCCCAATGGATTTGGCTTCGCGATTTGCTAGAATTGAGGCTTGAAACTGGGAGTAGAAACGAGTGACACCAGAGTCAACAGCAGAGAGCGCACGAAGAGTGAGGAACTGAATTGAGGTCATTGAAGCAATGATCTCTTTCGCTTGGTCACGGGTGATTTTCGCTCCTTTCTTCCCTTTCATGAGACGAAGGCGACGACGGGCGATATCATAGCGTTCGGTGAGTGCATCCAAGAACACTTGATCACTCAGGGCCTTTTCTTGGCCTCCTTGAAGCTGGTCGGCGTAAGCGGCCCCTTTTTTGAACGTCGCTCGAATTTGCCTGAGCGCGGGAACGATTAGTTTGAAGAACTTCCCCCAAATGTCGAGGACCTCTGAGGGACTCCTACGCGCTACCAAGGCGATTGTTGTTTCACTCACGAGTTGGCCGCTCAAGGCAAAAAAGGCAGCAACAAAGCTGATTCCTTGGGATGACCCGGCTGAATAAACAGAGCCACGGAACCAAGCGTTCCAGAACTCAGCCTTAGTTGGCGGGACACCTACCGCAGCAGAGATGATTCGAGCTTGCTCAAAGAGGAAAGCATGAGACGCGAAGGAAGCCAGTCCGAGTCGGTCGATGTTTCGTTGCAGCTCAACCAGTCGGGTGGTCTCTTTTGTGGTCAGACCATTCCAACCCAATAGTGCAGAAACACTGGTTGCGAAGGTGTATTTCGGGTCAAGAATTTGAAGTCTGATTGCCTTCTCAATTTGTTCTTTTGTGAGGTTCTTGCCAGCACCCAGAGCTTTAAAAATAGGCTCTGCTGCTTTCATTTTTGCTTCGAATAACTTGTTCCCAAGTTGAGCTTCAATGTTCCTCGCTACTGACTTGACCTGAGCTTCTGGTAGGTCAAACCTTTCCCTGATGATCTGTTCAGCAAGCTCGATGCGTTCAGCTTCGGTGCTGACTCTTCTAAGAGGGTTGTTGATCACATCTTCCCTAATGATTTGAGCAATGCTTCTCTTTTCAGATTTCTTCCGTGGCTTGACAGGGTTGAGAATTTTCTCAGCCTTGGAGACTTCTGACTTCAGTTTTTTGAGACTTTTGCGGGTCTCTTCGACTTTCGCTTTAGCAGCGGCCCTTCGTTTTTCAGCTTGTCTCCGGGCAACGGCTTTGGTTGCGAGGTTGGAGATTTGATTGGGCGTCAGCAATGGCTTGCCATCACGGTCTTTTAAGTTGGCAAGGTCAGTTTCCAATTCTGAAACAGTTCGCTCCGGTTTCTTGGGGTTTGTGAACTCATTGTAAAGCTGCTTTAATGTGGGGAGTTTCTTACCACTTTTCTTAGCGGGACTGTTGTCGATCTCATCAATGGTTTTATCAAGACTGTCTTTAGCCTTTTTCGCTTTCTTGGCAGCGGCTTCATTGAGACGTTTTGCTTTATCTTTTGAAGTCTTGTCGGCCTTGAGATTTGCCGCAAGATCAGCTGCTTCGACAGCAGCTTTTCGGGCTTCAATGGATTTAGCAACAGCAGCGACTACCTGCTTCTTCGTCAGAAGTGGTGTGTTCCCATCAGCCGTTGTGAGTGCTGTTAGCTCTTTGGTTAAAGCTTCAACCGACTTTTCATCAACTTTAGGATCAATGAACTGATCAAAGAGTTTCTTGAGGGTTTGCTTTTTGAGTCCTTCTTTCTTTTCAGCTTTCTGGCCAAGTTCATCGACCAACTTGTCTCCTTTTTCTTTGATTCTTTGAAGCTTATCCTTGGCTTTTTTGGCTTCTTGCTCTGCTTTGTCAGCTTCCTTTTTGGCTTCCTTTCGAGCATCTTCAGATTTTTTGAAATCGTTGATTTTTGTGTGGGACTCGAAAAGTTGTTGAGCTGTTTCAGGTGTGACACCCAGATCCGTTGCTTCTTTTATGAAAGCATCTTCATCCAAGTCCTTTTCAAGAAGCTCATCAAATCGTTTTTCTAATTCGGTTTTTACTTTTGGCCGCTTGGGGCTCCCGAGGTTATTAGCTTTCCGAGTAACACGGACAGCAAGTGCATCAGCCGTTGTCTGCTTACGAGCTTTATTAAGCTTTTTACGAACAGGTTTAGGGATTCCTTCAGAACCCAAAAGAGAAATAACTTCCTCCATAGTGTCGAGTCGGGCAAAGAGATCATCATTGTTTTTGTTCTGCTTCTGAAAGTCCTCAAAAGCGTCTTGGGCTTTTCGTTGAAACTTGGCTTTGGAATTTCCAAACAGGGGGGCGAGGAGCTTTTCAATCTGTCGGAGCGCGACATCAATTCTTCTTTCGGCTTTTCTGAGCTTTTCAGCTTGCTCCGGGTTCTGCATTTCGCCAGTTGCCTTTTCAGAGACTTCATCTTTTTCAGTTTCCGTGTTCTGAGATTTTTTGTCGATCCCGTCCGCCGTTTCAGCCGCATCGGAGCCAAGAGCATCTTCAGCGACTTTCTTCCGACCTTTTGCTTCAAGCTCAAACAGAGTGACGAGAGCGCCACCGTCAAAACTTCTGAGGCTTCGCAAAGCGAGACCCAGCTCTGAAGCTGAGTCGCCATGCTTGTCGAACTCCAAGAGGAACTTGATGTCTTGGGCAAGTCGATAGCCACTATCTATGAGGCTTCTCGCAGTGTCAACATCACTCTCGATGAAACGGGAGGCGTAAGCAAAATAGGCGGCACGAGCGACACCTGTGGTGGCGAGAGAGGCATTCCCTTGGAACCCCGCATCTACAACCCTCTGTTGTAATCGCTCAATAAAATCAACGTCAGTAAGGTTTGCAAGGAACTCCAAAGCTTGGCGAGATCCATCTTTATCGAGAGGTAAGTTGCGCCAATCAAAAACATCTTTGACTGCCTTTTCAACGGCAACAAACTTTCGAGTTTCTTTGTCCCGGTTGGGGTCAAAAGTCCCCTGAACTTGGGGGTTCTTTCCAGCCTTACCTTGCTTGAATGTTTTCCGGGGCTTGTCACTTTTCCCTTTCTTCTTGCGGCTGAACCTAACGCTTGAAGATTCTGAATCCATTTCACCTCCAACAATTGAGTCGATCAAAAAAGATTCGGCAGCTTCGTTTGCAGCTTCGACATCATTGAGGAACTTAGCTGTCCCTTGGTTGTTGATCTTGAGAAACTTCAAAAGGTCTCTGAGAAATTGAGCAATCTTTTGAACGGCTGAGGGGACATTCTCCGAAAGGTTTTGCCAGAACGCAGGATCAACGGCTCTGTCAGCCAGAAAGTCTGCAAGAAACTCTTCCTTGTTACCATCAAAAGTTCCAGTCTCTCTTTCGTTGTTCTCTTCAATATATTCTCCAAGTCGAACATCAACGGCCTCAGCAAACTCTTGATAAGCTTCTTCATTAGTGGCTCTAAAAGAGTGGAGAAGCTCATGAAAGAACACAGATAGCTCCGGTTTGTCTGTTTTGCTGGACAGTAGAATGATGTCTGGGTTGTTAGCATAGAAAAGGCCATTTTGTTCGAGTCCATCGACAACAACTACTTGGCGTCCAAACTTTCGACCTGTCGCCACTGCTGCTAGGTGGCTCTCAGAGGGTTTGGCCGTGAGGGTGACTCTGGATGCTGCTTCACGAGCTTCAACGGCATCAGGCCCCGTGTCTCGTTGCAAGTTGGCAACCACTTCGGCAAGAGCTTCTTCATTTGATCGTCCAGGAGGTGCTTGTTCTTCGGGAGGCAGTGGCTCAAAAGAAGATTCCTTTTCACTTTCAAACTGAGTCTTTAGAGCTTTCCGGGCTCTGGAGAGGTCTCCTCGGACTGTCGTTTCAGTGACACCTCTACGGGCCGCGATGTCTTTGATGGACTCACCATTGGTGACAGACTCGATGGCTTCTCTTTGTTTTGCTGGCAGGGCTTCAATTGCCTTGGAGACTTGATCGAGTTTTTCCCGATTTTCGACTTTGGAATCAGCCGTGTCATCGGATTGGTTGTTTAGAACATCTTCATCAGTAGTAATTCGTCCTTCGGCTTTTACACGACCACCCTTAACTCTGGTTTGGTCAACAACGGCATTACGGGCAATAGTAGAAAGGCCTCTATCAGATGTAGAAGGGTCTTTAATAAGTTGGTCAACAACGGCATCACGAGCTGCATCAATTAGTTCGATCTTATCACCCTTAACAGATCTCTTAGCAATGCTCTCAGCTTTTTGAAATGTATCTTGATCTACTTCAGAAGGGGTTTCCTCTTGGGTCTTTGAGTTGTCATAAACATCTCCGGCCAGTTTTCCAGCTTTGGAGTAAGATTCGACCGAAACATTTGGAGCCACTCTCTGGATTTGCGTTCTAAGAGAATCAGTGATTTCAGAGTGAGCTTCGTTTACCAGGACACCCCCAATATCATCTGACGAACGAATTACATTGACCCCTGGTTTTGCCACGAGAACAAAAGGTCCGTCGTTGTAGGTATTCCCCGAGGCAGTCGCTCCACCATTCCCTTCAGATCCTGTCAGTGGTGCTGTGTCCAGTTTTCCACCCCCTCTGTTTGGGTCGATCCCATCAGTGAAAATGCTGATAAGACTTTCAAGCCCCCCGCTCAAGGTTGATGATTTGGACATGCCGTGGGCTGCGAGCAACTCACCATCACCACGTTGCCTCATAACCCGAAGGGCGTCATCAAACCCCGTCAGTGATGCTTCGTTGGCGTTACCCCCTTCAAACCATTCGTCAGACCGAATGTTTCTATTCGCTCGATCCCACTCTGCGGCTGCTTCTTTCAATCCGGCTTCGATGCCTTCACCGGAAATGTTGTTCGTCTCAGTTTCTGTCACCTCTTCAGGATCTGTCACCTCTTCAGGATCTGTAACTCTTTCAACCTCAGTAGTCTCTTCACTACTTTGCTCTGAATTGACGGGTTCAGTGTCAGTTGTCCGGTCCGCCGCTGTTGGGTCGGGTCCATCCGCTCCACCAGCTTCTTCCCGAAGCTCCACAGCCTCCACCGCTGCACGCACGGCACTACCCCTGGTCTCCTCCCCGAGATCACCCATTGCGTCGTCAGCGACCCGCAAGAGCTGGCCATCGGTGAGCTGGGAAGTGGGCTTCGACTTGAGATTGGGAAGACTGGTGACAGCCGGACCACCTCCACCCATGGCAGCTCCGAGAGCAAAAGCATGAAGGGCTCCCTCCACATGCTGGTGTGTGGTTGCATCTGGATTGAGTTTTTGCTGAGTCGTAAGGGACGAAAGAACAGAGTCTGTTAGCTCTTCGATGCCTTCGTTTGCTGCCCCTTTCAAGATCGTTCCGAAATATTCTTTGAGGCTGTTTCGGAACCCGACTCGAAGCTCTCCAGTAACGAGTCCTTCAATGCCGCTCCTGTTTCCGCCAGCAGCCGCAACGCCAGCAGTGATCAAAAAGGATTGGAGTCCAAGCGTCAGAGCTTCATCGGGGTCAAAACCCTTGGCGAGAGCTTCGTTATAGGTCCTAGTTCCACTTCCAAGTCCTGAACCAGCAGCAGCACCGAAAAGGGTCGCAGCTTTCTTACCATTGGTGAGGATCTTTGGTGCAGCCTTTCCGGTGATTCCGAAAAGACGAGCGATTCGAGAGACACCTGTTGCAGCACCACTACCAGCACCCGCACCCCCACGGGCCAAGAGGAGATCTGGCAGGATAGCAGTGAGATCACCCGAAAAGTTGGCAAGGTCACTTGCTTGACGGAACTCATTGATTTTCGCATCTCTTTCTTCAAGGAACTGAGTCCCATCGGCCATGCGCTTTGCAAACTCATCTTTCCCAAAAGCACCTGCAAGCGATGAGACGAGTCCCCCCGATAGGCTTCTAAGAGACGCTGCTAATTTCTGAGTCGCAACACCGTCAAAGCCAAAGAAACCCGAGTTCTCTTCTTTCAAGGTCCTCATGGCTTGCTCAACTCCTTCGGGGGTGCTGAGTAGATCTTCTTGGAATTCCTTCTGTTCGTTGGTGAAGTTCCTGAAGAGAGCCCGACGTTCGCCCTCTGGGAGGACATCAAGATCATTTGACTCGATGGCGTCCCTCAACACTTGGGCAACTTGTTCGGAAGCCTCTTTCTTCATCGCTGGCGCTTGGGCCATGAATCTTTTCTTCGCTGCTGGAGCCACTCCAAGGCCATCTACAACTTTCTCAATTTCCGAGATAGATTGAGAAGCCAATGCTTTTCCATCGGCGGTGACTTCTCCGAGTCTGTTGAGCTTGATCCCTTCGGGGTTGTCTCTGAACTGATCTTCGAAATCAAGGATGTCGGAGACCTCACTGTTTACCTCATCGGGAGACTTGTCACCTCTATCCAGAAGGCGTTTTGAAATCTGATCACGGGCCGAACGTGCAATTTCTAACTGATTTCTAAAGACAGAGCCAGCGTCACCATCGACAACGATACCACTAGCGACAGCTAGAGCGTCATCAAGGGTCTCACTACTGCTTCTCTTAAAGTCGTCGAAGACACTGTCATCCCTTGTTTCATCGAGTCTTTTCTCACGAGCTTCTTGACGGGTGAAATCATTGTTGAGAACTTCTTGAGCATGGAAAGAAATGTTTTCCTCTACATGAACTCGCCCCTGGAACTCGCTATTAATGTTGGTAACACGAGCCGCATGGCGACCAAATGCTTGTTCACGAAAAGCTTTTGTGTCCTCCTCAGTCCCTCCTTCAAAACTTTGAATCTCCTTGCGAAGTTCTTGGAGGCTTTTGTTCTGTTTCTGAAGAAAGTTTTGGCGTAAAGGCGTTTCGTTTCGGAAGGATTCATCGAGATCAACCCGCTGCTTTAAAAAGAAAGGCTCCGTTTCGTGAAGATCCGAAGTTTCAGCTTCAGGGTCTTTGAAAAAATTATCGAGATACCTCTTCTTATTGGATGAATCAGCGTTCTTATAAATTGGGTCACTGATGATGTCGCTAAGAGTTGCCATTACTGTCCGAGGGGTGTGTCATTTGGGTTCGGGGTAAAGACACGGCCTTTGACCCTGAAAGTTCCGTTCATGATTTCAGTTCGTTTTCCTTCCTGTTCAGAAATACGATCTCGCAAGGCAGACACTTCTTTAGGGTCTGTTGTCTTCGCAATTTCTCGTCTCAAAGAGTCAATCTCAACTTCGACATCGTTGAGTTGGGCTGAACTCACTGGGTCTAGTTCAGCTGGATCAATTGAGGCTCCGTTTTGAACAGGCAGCACAGACCTCCCAGCTCCTGCAAGGTTCCCAAGGTTGTCAAGAGCTGTTGCTGAAACACCCAGTGTTGGGTCTGAGAGACCTACGAAAGCTTTTTGCTTCCCAGCGAGATCCGGGGCGTTGTTAAAAGCTCCCAAGAGTTCATTCACTTTGGCATTGTTCGCTGTGGCGAGCTTCTTGGTTTCACCAAGCTCTGTCCTCTCTGCCCGAATATCTTCGGCTTTGAGTTTGTTGATGTCGATGCGGGAATCAGACTCCAATTTTGATTGAGTTGCAGCTTGCCCTTGGAGTTTGAGACCCTCTCCGGCAAGGGCATTCCGTTCGCCACCCAAGAGGAAGTTCAGGCTTTGCCCTCTGGCTTGGAGGGCGCGTCCTTCAGCTCTCCCTTGCTCTGAAACGTTGAACTGCCTTTGGCCCTCACCAAGGCTTGCGTCAAATCGGCGACGTCCTTCATCGAAATCAGCCCGACGTTGACGGAGGTTGATTTCACGACGACGCTCAGTTTGAAAATCTCGCTCTTGTTGCGCTTGTAGGTTCACTTGGTTCCTTCCATCTTGAAAAGAGTTGGAGAGAATGGAGGAAAGTGTTGCACCTCCTTGAGCTAGGAGAGATGTCAGGACATTGCCCTGTTGGCCACCACTTGAGGAAGATGAAATTGGAACGATCATTCGATTGGTTTTTTGTTATAGAGCAAAGCCCTTGCGTTGTGAAGTGATTCCATTGGTGAAGGCGATGCCTTCGGCATTAGAGGTGTCCAGTCCAAGAAGAGTAGCAAAGGAACTTCCTTGAGGGCCTGATAAGAGGTCATTGACCGTCGAACCTGTTCGAGCTGCTTGTTCGAGCCCTCGCTTTGCTTCTTGGGTTTGGGTTGCTTTTTGATCGACTTGAGCCTGTTCAGCTCTCCTGTCACGAGCTGCTTCGTCTTCACCATCAAGATCGACTTCGGGATCTACTGTTGATAGCAATGCCGGGGCAAGAACTTGGTTTAAAAGATCGGTTGGTTTGATCTTCGTAAAGTCCGTGGGGTCCGAAGGGTCCTTCGAGAAAAGCTTTGATTGTAAATCCATACAGAATTTTTATTTAAGACTAACCTCAGCCAAGGCCACTCTTAGAGCCACTGTCCCTGGCACTCGATGGATTGACGTTTTGCTGCTGGTAGTTTCCACCAACGCTTGGAGAGTTGTAAGAACTTCGAGTGAGGTCAGGCCCGGCTCCTTGGACTCCTCTCACCTGACCACCTCCGAAGACATCACCAACGGCTGAGATGAACGGCTGCAACGTCGCAAGATCATTCGGAACGTAACCGTTGGTTGCTGCAACTTTCGCCATCTCTGATTGCAGAACAGTCACACAACGATTCAAGCGAACTTGAAGTTTTGCCAACTCTGCTGGGGGCTTCCTGGCTTTGGCATTGTTGAAATTTTGAAGAGAGTTCTGAATGAGTTGAGCTTGTGTGACTGCAAGGTTGAGCCGTTGTTCGGGAGTGTGCATCATCTCCCGGATGTCAGCTTGGCGACTGATTGGTGATACATCCCTGTTCAGCGTCCCGAGAAGATTCCGGTGTTCAGCACGGCCTTCAGCTTTCATGCGAAGAAACGAAACGCCAACGGCTCTTGCAGTCATGTGGCCGCATCCTCCGATTTTCCCTAAGAGGCAAGATGCTTCTGCAACGTCCCCGAGGATTTCACGCATGTCGGAGATGGGGGTGTTTCCCCTCATCATGTCACTTACGGAGCGGGAATGATTGTCCATCGTCGAAACGTATCTTGAATCGAGAGCAATGGATCTGATGATGTCGTTTTGTTCGTGCAGCCTGTTGATGCACCTTGCCCAAGCATCCGCTCCGGGGATGTTGATAGTGTTGTCAGCAATGGTGTCTCTCAAAAGTTGGACAGGCTCAATGGGAACATACTCAGCAGCTTCAGGAACGTCGTCATAAGCATCGTCGAAGAGAGGCATTTGATTCTCAATACAACCCACGTAACGAGAGACACTTCTAGTGATCTCAGCTTTCTTATCATCAGAGATGTCGTCCCAGTGGTCTTTCTGTCTGTCAGCCAGTTTGATGTTGGCAATTGCTTGAGCTGCTGGGAGCAAAAGAGCTTGAACCCAACTCAAGGCGTTGGACGCTGAATAGACAACAGCGGCTGCGGCGTGGTCATAGTTGAATGCGCTCATAGAATAGGGGGTCTTTTTACTTTCTCTTGGCGAAGATCGTTCCAGTCTGTTTTCTCCTGCCACCAAATGTTGGCCGCTGGCATCTTCGGGTCGTCCCAAGGCTTTCGAGGTGTGCTGTAATGGAGAACAAAACCCCAATCTGCTGGTTTCTCCCACAGGGGGCAGCAGTTCCAGCTATAAGGCCATTCCCTAATCCGACCTTCAACTGCAAGGGCAATGGAGAGCTGCTCTTCCCAACCCAATTTGTTTTGGTAGCCAACAATCTTTTCCCAAGTGTTTTCAGCTCGCATCTGGGAGAGGTTGAACATGCAGCCAAGCCAAGGCCACTTAGCTTCGTAGAGGTGGCTGAGATCTGAAGGGAGTTGACGTTGGAACCACTCGGAGGCAGCTTTGATGATTGTTTCCTCATCCAACCTTGCGGCCATGAGGTTGTCTCCCATGTCCTGCTTGAAGAACTCCGCAACGTCCATTAGGCAAAGCTGATCCCAGTCCAGCATGAGTGCCTTGTCCCAATCGGTGAAATCACGAACACCAGAAACCCTGTCAAAACAAGGCAGTGTGATGTGAGCCGGGATTGTCCCCACCAATGGGTTGACCACATCCAGGAACTCCACCTTCAGCCAACCTTGGTAAGCTGTGAAGTCACTTGGTTTGTCAGACCCACGATAATAGCACCTGATGTGAATAGGCACACTGGAACGTCGGAGAATAGACGCCACCAAAGTTGCGTGGGGTCCCAACCCCTTATTGTCCGTTCCTAAAATGATTTTCGCGGTCATTCTTGAATACCTTACTACAGTGATCAAGATGCTGAAAGAAAAAAAAAAGATCGAACTAAAGGGCTCTCGGGGCTACTGAATGCTCATGGAATCACCAAAAGAAGAGCTGTCACTATCAGTCATTTGCGCGAATCTCCGTCGCCGAAAAGACCGACGTTTTTATGTGGAAAACAAGATCAAGAGTATTTTGGGGCAACCTGTTGAGATTCTGACAGCAGTGGATGGTGATGAGGTTTCTGAAGCGCGTATTGCGAGGTACCCGAAAGGGGTCAGCACTTCCAGTTTTGCCGTTCGGATCACAAAGCTCTTGGCACTTCGAAATTTCTTGAGATCTGGAAAATCCCATCTGCTCTTTTTGGAAGACGATGTCGCCTTGTTACCGGAATTTGAAGAAACTCTCAAAAGAGCTATGAAGAGCGATGGTGACGTTGTTTATTTGGGTGCTAACCACGTAGAGCCTCCGACACCTGGTGAAGAATGGGACCACTGCACTTATGTCTATTCTAATCACGCTTTACTCTTTTCAAGAGAAGGAGCTTTGAAAGCGCGTCGTATGCTCTTAGAGTGGAACTTCCCTCAAAGTGATGTTGAGTTTGCCGAAAACATTCGTTCAGGGAAGCTCAAAGCTCTTTGTCCTCGAAAGTTGGTCGCTTACCAACGCATGACCAAAAGCAATAACTGTGGCCACCCAGGAGACCTCTCACTTGCCCGAGGTCTCTCGATGGACCTAACAGGGGATGATGTCGCTGTTCTCGAAGCAGCTTTAGTTGGGTGTTATTCAGCCATCGAGTGGGGGACTGGCGGGACTTCTGCTTTCATTAGTCAATGTCTCGGGTTCTTCGGGATGCTAACCAGTGTTGAACACAATAGCGATTGGGCGTCCACCACACGAAATCTCCTAAAGACTAAAGGGGTTTCCACATACCGTCTCTTGGTCCGTCCTCCCCAATCGTCCCGCCCCGTCGAAATGTATAACCGTTTCTCTGTTCGAGAACTATCCAGCTACATCAACGCTCCGGGACGCTACGTGCAGAATGGAAGGGTAGATCTGGCTCTCGTGGATGGAAGGCAGAGGATTGAGTGTGCCTTAGCTTCAGCAAAATGGTTGAGAAAAGGCGGAAAACTTTTGATCCATGATTTTTGGGGAAGAGCTAGATACAGGGCTCGTCTTCATGAATTGCTGGAACTTTTTGACTATGTTCTTGAGTCCCCGAATCTTGGTGATCGACAAGGGTTTGCTCTCTTCACCAAGAAGTAATCAAGCAAGCAAGTGCTTAACGAAGACCTTCTCCAATAGGTCAAACTCATACTTCTCCCACAGGTCTTCAATCCCTTCCTCTTCGGCCCCGAGGTAGTGCCAACTGGAAACAACCGCAACATTGCAGAGGTTGTTCTTTGCATAAGCAAAGAAGCTCTCCATTAAGTCCTTAATTAGAGGAAGTGCTTTTCTGGTTCTTCGAACTTCGGGTTTCACCCAAATGAGATTCGCAACAGCAAAGGAGCCGGGGAGAATTGGATTCCTGCTGATAGCCGCCACCAAGCAAGAGCTGGGGTCTTCCAAGTCATCAACGTATGCTGCACAGATCCGATGCTTGTAAGCTTCTTCAACGTTGGCAATTGTGAATTCTGAAGTTGTCCAACCTTCAAGATTTGATTCTTCAATTCTTTGTTCGAAAATCGGCTCCAAAATTGAAGCCAAATCTTTTTGCGGGATCGGTTTCATCTACCTGCGAATGTAGCCATTTGGGAGAGCGTTAGGCATCGGGTTGGGCTGTGCCATCACGACCGTTCCATCTTGGTTGGATCTCCCATCAATTCTTGCAAAAACACCATTTAGGTTTTCGATCATTTGACCTTTTTCAAAATTGGCTTTTCTGAGGTCAGAATCTTCTTTGGTATTAGATCCATAGCGAAGGAAAGAAGCACCATGCTTAAGAACCAGTAGATCACCAATCTCCATAATGTCATTATCATCGAAGATCTTAGTAAACCTACGAGGGCCTTGGACAAGAACAACTTGAGGATTTCGAAGAGAGTGGTAGAAGCAATCTGAGGTAAGCCTGAACCTTTCAAAAGATGGGATTGTAATCCCAGGGCCATAGACGCTGAGAGTGTCCCCACCTTCGCCCCTGATGGCCGTGGACCCAACTAGGTCTTCAGGAAGAATCACCGACTCAATGGAAACGGCGACTGAGTTCGACATGCGCCAATGGTCACTGCATAATCTGAACTTGATCTTTTTCTGAGTTCCGCAGTGGAGGTTCACCCTCACTTCGACGATCTTATCATCGTCACAAGAGCTTGAAGACTTGATCTGAATGCGAGCTGGGTGGAGCAAGTCCAACTCTGTCACACTGGTCTTCATTGCAGGGATCGACTCGTATTCCACAGCATACTTGTCAATGATCCCAACTTGGAGTTCACGCCACCGGGAACGAAGAGTGACAGGGTCTTTCCCCACAAAAACCCCATCAACTCCAGCGAGGTCCAAAGGAAGACTGAACCCTCTGAACTTAAAACCTCCAGCGTCAATGAAGGAACTGACAGGAATTGCGTAAGTCGCATTTCTGAAGATGGGGTTGTCCGGGAACAGGTTTCTGATCAGCGTTCGCAGCTCGTTGATACGGTGGACAATTTCATCTCGATCATTAGGCCAACGTTTCCCTAATGGTTCAGCCATGAGCCTTCCCGCTTCTTTTAAGGTGATCGCTTCTGGTGCAATGCTTCTCATCGTTTTAAAATCCACACACCCTTGATCCTATCAAGAGTGAGCTTGTGGTAGCCGGGGGTTAGAGAGACCATTTTTGCAGCCGTAGGTGCTGGGTCTGGAATGGGATGTGGCTCTGTTTTTTCAAAGTTCGCTGTTGCTGAAAAATCGAGAAGGACTGCACTTCCACCATTCACTTTTACAGTGATCAGCATTTGAGCAAAACCGTCCGCCGAAGTTTGAAAGGGTCCTTGCCCTGGATCAAGAGCGGTAAGAACCTTGTTTCCTGACAACTCCATGTAGTGGTGCTGGTTTGGGGCTAGTGTAACCCCATTGGATGGTGTCTCAATGGGAGGGCCAAAAGTTCCGATTGCAAAACCCTCACCCCATGAATTTGCGAACTTGGGTCCATAGAGGGTCAAGGGCCAAGTTTGTTGGAAATAGATTTGGCCCGTTTGTCCGTCCGTTGCCGTTGGTGGCTCAGTCCCTCCGAGAAATCCCAAATTGGCAGGACCAATAGGACCTGTTTGTCCCGGCTCTCCAGTGTCTCCCTTTGCCCCTGTTGCGCCCCGGTCTCCGACTTCACCTTTCTCCCCAGGAACCCCTCGCTCTCCGGGAATCCCTCTTTCTCCAGTGTCACCTTTTGCGCCTGGTTCACCTTTTGCGCCCGGTCCCCCTTCGGGGCCTGGATCTCCTCTTTCTCCTTTCGTGCCGGAACCTGAACCCCCCGATTCAGATTCAGACTCAGTTCCGGGGATTGGGGCTACAACGCCCGAGGGGTCAAACCATTCGCTTCCATTGAAGAATCGAAGGCCACCTACGGGGTGGTTGTTTCCGTTGGTCTTTTGCCATGCCATCTTGGAATCAAAGGGGGGCGTAGGCCCGAAATGAACGATCTGTCCATTGCGAGGTAGGCAGACACTGAGAAGACGGGAGAGCGCACCTACTGAGAGCCCTTCTAGGGCTGTTGCGGCTTCTCCTTTTAGCGGTTGGATTTTAAGTGGTTCTCCCATCGTTCTTTGGCTGGTGATTCGTTGGTCTCAAAAAGATCTAAGACGTTTGATGATACTTCGTTTTCCTCACTATCTCCAGACTTTGTTTTTCCGGCAGAAGCTTCGAGTTGAAGCCTTTCAATTTCGCAGTACCCAAGACCTTCAATTCGAATTTGAAACCAAGAAGAATCGTTTAGGGAAGACGGTGGTTCGCCCAAGGGGATCGTCTTTCTTTTGGTCTTGTCCACATTGATTTCTTCAAAACCATATTCGACCCAATCGTTTGTCTTGTCAGACCTGATTAAGATTCGAATGGCCTTAGTGTGAGTCCCGACAACCACTTGAAGAGACCCATTTTTGATGGTGTCAAGAGTCTGGTGATTGGATGGGGATTCTTGACATGTCTCAAGAGACCATTCAATAGGCTTAAAACTTCCACAATGACAGTCCTCTTTAAGAGACTTATTGATGTAAGCAAAAAGAACCTCACCACCGTTTTTAGAACAGAGAAACCCAAGAGAGTTACTGGTGTTCCTGTCTTTCAGATTTAGAAAATTATGAATGCCTGAGATAGAGGCATCAGTGATCCAAAGGCCCTCCCACCTTGCAATGTTAGTGAGGTCCTCTGTGAATCGAGTGGCTTGATTGTATGAAACGAACCCCACACCCATTGGAGAGGCTGAAATCTTTGGATCCACTCTCATTCCAACGGAGCTGAAAATCCTGTTCCCACCAACCCACCAACCGCAAGCAGACCCCGAGAGTAAATCTTCATCATCGCTTGACAGGATTGGGTCCACATCTTGTGAGATCCGATCAATTTGCTCTGTTTGAAAAGTCTTTTCTCCTAGAAGTCTCGACAAGAAGTGAAGGCCGTGAGGAGATCGAAAAACTTGGTCATTGGAGACACCTCGAACAGCATACCGTCCAACCGCGCTAACATCCTCCACGATTCTGTTGTAAAGACGCTTCTTCTCCCACCCCTCAGTAATTGTCTCACCTTTACCCGATGAACGGGTATCACGGGGGAACTGATTAGTGTTGTAACGAGCCACACCATTAGAGAAGTAAGCAATTAGATCCCCCTGACCATTTGACGAATCTCCAGAAGTAAGAACGTGGAGGGCGACCATTTCCCCCAAGTCAGAGTTCCAAGTCAAAGGGTCTCCATATCTTGGAAGGGCCTGTTCTTCCATTAGGATCAGATCCTCTGTGGTTTTGTAGCCCGTCTTATGAACCATATCACTCACAAAGACTGCGAAAGGGTTCTGCTGATGGACTCGTCCGTGCGCGTAGATCCCCAACCCAGCTCCGTTGATCAGATAGTTTTCACGACCATCCATGCAAAAGGTATCATGAGATTCTTCGGAGAAATCCCCGCAGACATCTTGATACTTTTTCATGATTGATGCTTTCTTGTCAGCAAGTGACCCCCCGTTGCCGGGGCCTACTGATGTAGATGTTGGAATGGATGTGGGGGGCTCAGTTGTTCCAGGGCCTTTTGTGTCCACATCCATTGGCCTAAGCTCAACGCAGAGGTGTTCCTCAAATTGAGGACAGCCGCTCATTCCGGGGCTTGGCTTGGCGCATCCCTCACCATTCCAGAAGATCGTATGGCTTCGAAGATTTTGAGCAACAAGCCAATTTTCTGCTGAGAAGATATTCACTTCGCCCCGGCCACAGAAGTCGTAGTTTCCACAAAGGGGGATCGCTGGACATTCAATCTGGTTGTATGAGGTCTCTGCGAGGAACAAGACACCATTCACACACACAACAAGGGCTGTGTGATTGGATGCAAACACTCCTGCTGAGAGGCCCTTTGAAGGGGAGTAAAAGTGAGATCCTTGGACCTGCCCCTTGATCCCAAGAGACTGATAATCAAATCCGGGCCTAACCTTGATCGCGCCATTTTCAAAAGCCAAGTTAGTGGCACTCGAAAGCCTCCCCGCCCCAATAGAGAGGGGGTGCTGGAGCATGTCCACTCCATCTGTTCCTGATGGATCTTGCTTAGAGGGGATCTTGATTAGTTCGAACTTCATCTGGTTCCAATGAAACTTCCGATCACGGGGTTCTGTCTCACAATCTGTGTTTTAGAAAGGAGCGTTTTGAGGTGTCCTTCCCAAGACAAATGATGAAGTAAGTGATCGGATGACTTCACGATAGGGTTTGAATGTTCGAGCAAGATCTTAGCACCTTCAACGGTGGCGTAGTAGCCCTGCGTCCCCCAGGGAAGCCCTTTGGTGATGTGATCCCGTTCCCGCTCTTGAACGAGTTCATAAATACTCTTATTACCAGCCTCGAATTGATCATTGAGGTTGCAGAGGAGTTTCACATGCTCAACATGCTCGAAGTCTTTGTGGCTGATCCAGCTCTCAAAGTAGGCATCGTCTTCCAAGATCAAGCAGTCTTTTCCGAGCTCGATCATCTTCTGATAGGCAAGGCGGTGGGAATATGCACAAGCGATTTCACCCGCTGTCAGGTGGGTGTCTTGGCTCAACGGGATCTCCCGGAAACGGGTAGTTTGGTAGTCCACAGCTTCAATCTGGGTGACATGGAAACCCCACCCCTCAAGCTGTGTCTTGAGAAAGGAAGAGTTTAGAGCCCTTACGGGGTCTGTCATTAGAGTAACGATAAGAGCGTGCATTAGTCGAGCTGGTAGGTGTATTTTTCAGCGTAGTATTTGAGTGCGCGGAGCTTTTTATTTTCAGCCAAAGAGTAACCCGCAGCATGAATGGCAACAGGTGTCGGCCTTTCGCCAGCCTGTCGGATCATTGAAAGATCTTCAGTTGCTTTTCTCGCAATGTCAGCAGCAAGCTGCATCTCTTCAGCAACGCCATAGACTGAGGACTTACCTGCGGCATCTCTCGCAAAGTCACGAGCGGCAAGAAATCCCGCAGCCGCATTGGCAGCGGCAGGAACGTAGTTGTAGCTGTTCGGTAGAAGGGAGAGCTTGCAGTGTTTTTGGACTCCGGCATTCAGACAGCTTTGCTCTCCAAAATCATTGATAGCTTTCCCGTGACTGTTTAGAAGCCTACGAGCTTCGGCAAACGCTTCAATATGGCGTTGATTCCAGATGTAGAATCCAGTGTTGAAATACCTGGTGTTGTCAATCCCCAAGACTTTGCTGTCGTGGTATGGGAAAATATAAGGGTCCTCTCTCCCAGGGTCGGCAACTGCGAAGAACTCCTCACGGTCGTTAAAAGGCGAAAGGTCGCAATCTCGAATGAACCACAGGTCTGCATCAAAAAAGACAATGGTCTCCTTGATGTGGTTGAACATCTTTGAGAGGTTCAGCTTATAATGGTAGTTCCTATCCTCATTGGTGTGCATCACGAAACACTCAAGCCCCGTGTGTTTTGCGAACCGCTCCCTTGCTTTCTCTGCCAGTTTAGAAAAAGAGGGCGACGAAAGAGTAATTCCGATCATTTCTTAGAAAAGAGAGTTCTCTTGTTCGGGGTTTTCTGAGATCTGTTCGAAAGACAGAACGCCATTATTGGAGACCAGCGAGTGCTTCCCCTCCGAAGGGATCTCTAAAACGTTGGCAACCGTTTGGATTCTTGTTCCAGTTCCGCAATCACAAGCACAATCACATTCACATGTGGTCGGTGCTGGGATCTGTTTCAAAACTACAATCCCATTTCCAGCAAGAGCTTTGAGGTCGCTGATGTCCTTTCCGTCTCCAGGATTTGAGAGAGCGTCATACCCTGTCAACCGAAGGTTATTTCCTTCTGAAATAAAACCCTGGTGTGACTTGCTTGCTTTGGAGACAGTGATGACTCTCCACATGCCATCGACATGACGGATGACGGCTTCCGAACCATCTTCGAGACCTGCAATCCCATGTCCAAAACCCTGGTTGTCGCCAATGGCAAGGAAAGGTGCTGGGTTTGGATCTGATTGAGCGACAGGTCCCCAAGGACCTTTCCTGATCCACTTATGCCACAAGCTGTGAAGTCTGATCGGGATTCCAGGCTTCAAGACAGCTTTCCCCTTACGGACCCAGATAGCCCCGGTTCCGGCAAAGGTAGCGAAGCATTTCCCGAGGCTACCAAAAAGCTTGATAGGCTCATCAGTTGCCAAGAGGTCTTCCATGTTGTGGGGGACTTTTGAACCAGGAGCTGGTTGGTCAAGTTCAGAAGAGGTGCATGGCTCTTCACCGAGGACAGGGGTGATAGGTGCATACTCCTCAATGGGGACATTGGGAGGGCTGACTTGGGAAGCACGACCATATTCATCTTGCTTCAGAACGTGATTATTTTGACTCATCTTATACTGGTTTTGGGAGTGTTTTCCAAGCCTCTTCCAAAGCTGCGCGGAACTCTACAATTGTTGCTGAAAGCGAACCTCCAACATCGTTTTTGCGACGAGGTGCAATCTCATCATGGCTTCGAACGTTGTCAAAAGAGAAGCCTTTTGGATCGTTCCACTTGAGCCAGAGGCAGAGCTGAAAGAGAGTTTCTTCCTGCTCGTCACTAAACTTGTAGTAAAGACCCGCCTTAACGTTGTCTTTAGCTTCGACAATACGACAGTCTTTAAGGTCGAACATGCGGGGGAACCAAGACTTAGCCTTGCCATTGGCTTCTGTCATTTTTCCAGGACAAGAAACTTCACAACCGACCAGGTAGTAGTCGGCGCGATTCGGAAAACCAGCTTTCTCGGAACCTGAATGTTTTCCCTTTTGGTTAAGCGGATTTGATTGCCCAAGTGTTCCGTCCTGGACAATGAAAAGGTATGAAAATGGTGAATCAGCAGCTTGGCCTGAACGATTTTCAAACGATTCGTCAGGATGACCAGCAGTGAAGTGAACAGTGAGTCCACAAGGCATTCCCCCGTTGCTGAGGTAGGCTCCACGATTGCGTTGAGTTTTGGCGTCACGAGCCCAAGGAATCCACCTAGAAAGTTTCCCATAAGCGGACACGGGGAAGAGTTGTTTAAGGTCATCCTCATCGACATCACCATCGTCGTCAAAATCAAGAAGTGGGTTCAGATCTTTGAAAGGACCAAATTCGTCCCCCGTGCAATTGTCAGGATTTGATAATGGGGGCGTTTCGCCGGGACGAGGTCCCAGCTCTTCATCTAAAAATGAAAGAGCTGAACTCACATCAGGAGTGGGACGGGTGAGGAGATACCTCAACGTAAAAAGAGATTCTTTCATTGGAGATTATTTTCCAGAGTTTTGATCGACTGCGTTTTCATTGAAACGATCAGCAGCTTCGGCAGTGGTTTTTGCGGCTTCTGACCTGTTTACAGATGCGCTAATCCGGCCCGTTCTAGGGTTATAGGAGACTGAACAAGAAGCCAGCCCCAAGAGAGCGATTAGGAGAAGAATAAAGAGGATGATGATGTGGTCTTTCATTGTCGTTTTGTTTAAGGTGAAACCAATATACCAGTTGACGCCCTGATCCCAAGAAGATATTGAGCGGGGTGGGCTATTCCACCCCGCCAAATTCTTAAAGGGAAGCGACTTTTTTCAAAGTCAACGTCCCTGGGATTGTCAGCGCATTTTGGAGGGCTGCGCTATTTCGGACTTTCACCCCAACGGTATCTTCAGGTGTCAATCGGAGGGGGACCACAAGCGTCTCATTGGCAACCACAGAGTTTCCGTCTTCAAGTCTCACACCAATGATTTGAGAATTGTCTGGGTCTGCATCATTCACTGAGATTCCAAACTCAATAAGCGGGTTGTTAGCCTCCGCAGCCGCAGTGAATCGAGGATTTAGGACCAGTTCATAAACCCCACCATGGCCTTCAGGAATCTCGAAGGTGTTCACATCCATCTCTAAATTTGAGAGGTTGTCACCATCGTTGTCGAGGAACGAAAGGTTGTCCCATTGCCCAACGGCCTGAAAAGAGACGGCATCACCGGAGTCTCTTTTAGCTACTCCATACTTGTGGAAGTTTTCTTCAGGGAGTCGCTGTCTGCTGAACCATTCGATTGGGTTTCCCCCAGATCTCGGAGTGTAACTGAACTTCACAACGCCCGAACCTGCAAAAGTTTCAGCAAAGGTGAACACGGGCTCGATGTCACCCGCCACGCGGGCATCAGTCTCTTGGTCAATACGATTTCCTAGAATGGCATCAGCGGACTCACGAGCTTGTTCGTCGAAAGACTTATCAGAATCAATCCGTGTGAAAATCCGGTTGACCTCAGAATTGATGTAATCTGTCTGTGAGACAATCACTTCGTCGATCCTGTCATTAACAACATCGCAGCAAGTCACGCATTCCATTGTCAGGATGTCACAAGGTTCCAGGACATACCCTGAAATATCTTCATCTTCATAGTCAATGGTGTATTGGGTCCCATCTACGAGGGCTGCGGGTTGGCCTTGAGCTGTTTCAGGGTCCACCACTTCAACATCCAAAACAGGGGCTTGCACAACCCCAAAGATGAATTCCGGTAAGTCTGTCTCAAGAGCTTCATTATTCTCTTGATTCAAATTGAGGCGAACGGAGTCACCCGCTGCCATTGGGGGTCCGCCTGGTCCGCATTTTACGCAGCCGACGACCTTAATAACGATAGTCCTAGTCATTTTAATTAGTTGAGCTTTTAGGTTAAAAAAGGGAGGAGAGATAAAATCCCTCCTCCCTGAAAAAGCAGGAGTCTCTTACGATTAGTCGGAGAGATCCTTGATCTTGATTGTAGCTAACCCGGCCCCGTTCGCAATGCTGGCATCGCTGAGGGCTGAGAGAACGATGGTGAAATCGATGTCAACGTCTGCGTCTCCAGAACCATCGGTGATCAGGAGTTCAATGTATTTGACGGAATCGTCGTTGACACCCCAGACGTGGCTTCCACCGCCACTTACGACGGTGTAGTGGGTTCCGGGGTCTGCCGTCCCTGCGAAAACATCGACGGATACGGAAGATTCTTGAGCGAGTTCACCCTCACGGCGAATTCCGATCCGAACAACTTTGTTCCCTTCTGCGTCATCAAAAATGACTGTGGAGGTTCCGGCAGGAACCAAACGGAAGGAGCTGTCAGCGAGGTCAATGGGATCAACACACTGTCCGTCCAAACGGGGGACATCACCATCTTCACAAGCGTCACAGTTCCCGAGAGTCATGCTGTCAACGATGTCATGCTGGCGGTATTTCTCAGGTCCGGCAAAGCTGGTCTCAGTGACAATCTTATTGCGGCGAACCACGGGGAGAATGTAACCAGGACGGCGACCGTGCCTGTATGCAATACAGCCCGAAAGCTGAGGGTATTTCGCCTTGAACCGGAACTCGTGGCGAGCCACAAGCTGGAACATGTCATTGTGCTTGTTGTCCGGGATGTAAGCTTTGTCGATGACCTCGACGTTGTAGTTCACACCATGGTTGGCACTTCCCATTGGCTTCTTGGGCTTCTCAAATTGGAAGTGTTGGAACGAAGCAGGGTGGATGTGGGGTGCAAGAGTCACCATGTCGTATGGGATTCCATCGACTTCGATGGTGTCTTGACGGTATTCGTGGTTGGGGATTTGAACGAGGCCACCTTCACCACCAATGTCGTTGATGGTTGGGTAAGCCCGAACGAAGTTGTAAGTGGGGCTCCCGTTACCGTCTGTTCCAGTTTGACGGAAGTGACCACGAATAGGTTCGTCGTTAAAGTAGCAACGAATGTTTCCGTAGTCCGAATACTTCCGGCCACGCATGTCGGATTCAGGGTCTTTGAGCATCTCACCATGGAAGCGTGTGAGGGACTGACCGTTGCCATCCACCATTCCGTGGATCTGGATGAGGTCTTCTTTCACGGCGTCAAGCCAGTCGATCAGAGGAAGCTCAACTTCGAGCATCATGTTCGGGTTCACTTCGAGGTTGAGAGTTCTCATCTCAGAGATGATGTGATCGCGGTACTCCTCAAGGAAGTGGATGGTGATTCGGTTCTTGGGGGGAGCTTTCCACCCTCCACGAGTCACTTCGAATTCGTCGGGACCCTGCACAGAGGCGTTGGCCTCTCCTCGCTCAATGACGAGGTTGAGAAGGTTGTCCGAAAAGTTGTCCATCCCATAGACGGTGAACTGGGTTCGGAAGCCGTCGAAGTAACCTTCAATCTCAGCATTGTCCATACGCTCCAAATCACGGGCGCACTTCACGGGCGTTTCGAGATCGAGGCCGAAGTCTTCGGTTCCAATCCGGCGATAGCCTTGGGAGAAGTCGATCTGGGTTCGGCCATGACAAGCATTGTCATCGAGGTCATTGATGGATGTTTGGAAGAGACCATTTCGGCCATTAAGCTTCCGTCCACGCATCTCACCATCAATCAGTTCACGAGGCTCGTGGTCCAGATTTCGGTAAGCGATTGCTTCTTGGCGAGCCTGTCCATAGATGACAGAGTCGTTGTTTTGGTTTCGGCGAACGACGCCTCCACTTTTGATTTTACGAAGAGCCAGTCTGTCTGAAGTGTTTACCTTCTCATAGACGATGTCCTTCACGGTTTCCTTCTCTTCATGAAGAGAAGCGATAATTTTGTCGTAGTCGCAAGCCATTGGTTTGGATAATTGGAGTTTGAAATGGGAGATACGATCTCCACTTTTTCCCTTCAACTATCGAGCCACCGACAATCTACAATTTGTCTTCCACAGGGGAACGTCGCCACTCGTTCCGGCTGGCTACCTGCTTTCAACAATCGCTGTTAGTCTCGGGAGAGCTAACTAGGCTGAGTGCAGATAACCAGCTATTAGAGGCTTAGTCAATAATTTTTTTTCTCAGTCGTTGCTCAGGTATTTTGAAATTGCAAGAGGACGATTCTTTGCAGGTCCTGGATCAACCTTCTTAGCAGCTTTCTTACGAGGCTTTTTCTTGCGAGAAGCTTTAGCAATCGTTCGAAGCTCTTTCTTCTTCTTGTCTTGCTTAATGACTTTTTTCTTACCTTTCTTAAGAGACTCTTCAAGAGAGTCTTCAAGAGCTGCAAGCCTAATTAGCTTAGGAATCAGCTCACTACGAATCTTAGTAAGCTGCTTCTCCTTCGTCTTACGGTAGCCATCAATGTCAACGCCCTTGCTGTCAAGCTTCTCGATTTGAGCTTGGGTAAGAGGACGGTTCCCATATACCAAACGAATCACTTGGTCTTTTAAAGTTTCGAGTTTTTTAGCCGCTTCCTTATCATTCGAAACGAGAGCGGCCAGTGAAGCCTCCAAGGAGTCCGGGTTGTCCTCAATAAAGGCTTCATCTTCCTTTCCGATGTCTTCAATGATGTCGAGGGCTCCTTTAACCTGTGCATCGTATGCAGAAACTCCCGATGACAACCTCCCTTTCTTTGCTTTGTCTTGGAGAGTGTTGTAAGTCTCCATCATGCGGTTAGCAATGGGGATGTTCTTGTCGAACATTTCCATGATGTCGTTTGCCACAGGGTCCAACTCCCGACGTTCTTCAGGAGTCATTTCTGAATACTTGACTTCGGACCCACCAAAGAGGTCGATCATTTTGGCCTTGTAGGCATTGACAGCTTTGACATCTCCTTTTTCTTCGGCCTCAAGAACACCTTGATACTCCGTAGCGAATTCATTAAACTGCTCCCGGAGGACATGCTTGTTTGACCCAGGGATGCGACGGAGGCTTGTCCGCATGTTAGAGAGGATGGACTCTCGGAACCCAACGACTTCGGGGTCATTTCCAGCATCATAGGAAGCTGCTTGAACATCCCCGAGTTGGGTTTCAGCAGTGGTTAGCTTTGTCCGAATGTCCGCAATCTCAACGAGAAGATCTGCATTTTCTTTTTCGAGCTTTTTTGCTTTCCGACCGTTAATACGTGCGTCTTTTCGAGCTTGAGTCTCCTGACTTTCCTCGTCTTCCTCGTCTTCCCCGTCTTCCCCGTCTTCCCCGTCTTCGTCTTCAGAGTTTTCGTCCTCACTCAAAGGATCTTCCTCTTCGTCTTCAGAATCCTCTTCAGACTCTTCTTCAGGATCTTCCTCCTCTTCGTCTTCGTCTTCGTCCAAAGGATCTTCCTCCTCTTCGTCTTCAGACTCTTCTTCAGGATCTTCCTCCTCTTCCTCTTCGGGATCTTCCTCTTCGGGATCTTCCTCTTCTTCAGGGTCTTCCTCTTCTTCAGGGTCTTCATTACTGGATCGACCCAAGAGCTTATCCATGTTCTTCTTGCTCCTTTCCATGGCCTCTTTTTCGATGGGTCCTTGACCCCCTATCATCGGGTCGTCCTCTTCTCCTTCTGAAAAGACAGCCAAGGGTTTGACCAAACTGTTCAGCATGGTCGTGATAAATGCAAAGATACCTGCAAGCGGGTGGTGGGTAGTGTATGTCATTTGTTTTTATTTAAGATTTGAAGGGGCTTTTCCAGCGTCGATGAAATCAGCTCTCATCTTAAAAGCTAGGGCGATGTCAAGAAATTCGGCAATAGCCTCAATCTTGTGGAGACGGGCATCCCCATCTTCGGATTTGTCCCTTGAGGTGTCTCTCTGGCATTGCTCCATCAGTTTTTTGATGTCGTCATAACCTGCACGGACCCCACGACAAACTTGATCATCTCTGATGAGCGTCTGGAGTTCGACAGATCCTTTAAGCCCTTGGGCGGGGTCCGATGTTGAGATAGGTGTTTCTTGGCTCATTTTGTTTTAGTTAAGAGTCGTTACTGTCTTGCTTATTGGCTGATTCGTCAATGCTCTTTTGCTGGAGTTGCAAACGCTTCGCCTCAGTTACTTCGCGAGCGTGTTGCTGACGGTTCGAAAGTCGGGCGCGGTCTTCGCGGACTTGACGAATGCTTCTCAAATCTTCGGACATGATCCCAAGCTTGATTGACTCTCGTTTCTCTTTTTCAATCTTGAGTTGCATTTCGAGTTGCTCTTTCGCAGAGAGTCCGGCGAGTGGGTCATCTCCCCCCTGTTGTTGGTCTCTTTCCTGCTCCACTCGTTTGAAGATACTTGTCGCCGCTCCAATGAGCTTCTGGAAATCTTCTTTGAAAGGAGCTGCCTCCAGAACTGTTCCAGGGTTGGTTGAGAGAATGTCCAAGTGTTCTTTGACATGCTCAACAGCAGCACTAAAGACGAGGGTCTGCTTGTATTTCCAAGGTTCAATCCCGTCTTCAGCAATCATGGCTTGGAGATCGAGCATGTGAGTCTGCAAGTGGTCTTGGTGGACATCAGACTTGTTCGTAGAGATGAGGCCACCACTCATTGCTCTTCGAGCAATGGTGTCAAATTCGTTCTCAGCAGTGACACGTTGGTTGTTGAGCATCGTTTCTGGGATCTCAACGAGGTCTTCTGCTAGATCTGGGTCCCTAGTCCAGACTTGTGTTGCCAGACGTAGAATGATTGGTCTGGCCGCTGGGTTGAAGTTGGCCAAGTTGTTCATCAACCTCTCGACAGCTGCTTCGCTCGATGCGCTGTCCCCGGTTGCAATGTTCCTCGTGACAGAGACTGAGAGAAACTTAAAGCGACCATACTCTCTCGTTGCGAAAGTCTTGAAATCAATGCCTTGTTCAGTGAGCTGAGATTGAACCCACATAATGTCATCGTAGCCTTCCATTCCTGGCTCAATCTCGGACGAGAGAACACGGTAAACGATTTGTTCGGCAAGGATGTCGAGAGAGTCATAGGCCGCTCCTAGTCGAACCTGTTGAACATCAGAGCTGACTTGCTGACGGTGGACTGAATTGACCCGGAGTTCGTCATTTCCAGTTGCCTGGTTGATAGGGGCTCCTGTGATTCCAGCCACGTTCCCTTCCAGAAGCGCAAGGGGGGTTTGAAGATGACTTGACCCTCCTTCGATCTGTTTCATCTCAAGATTTGCAGGGGTCAAGTTATCCCGGTATGGGTCCCACTTGGCAATTGCCCCCATGTTCAGATCTCCAGTCGGTTGGAACCTGACCATGGAACGCATCTTGTCTCCTTCGATAATGGTGTTCAAAAGTTCCTCCATTTCGGACGAAGAAGGATACATGACTTCTGCTGGCCCCCTCAAAGTGTCCGTGGTTTTATTTCCCCCAATCTCGGTGTCAACATAGAGCATTGTCATCCATTCGTAGGCATCTTCAAAAGCTCTGTCTTCGTAAGAAATGATCCAACGATTTTCGTCTTTATCATCGGGAGCAAGTTTGTTGTTAGACTTGTCCTCAATGTTTAAAGCCCCGAATACTTTCTGGTCTGTAAAGATGGTCTTACTAACGTAGCGGTTGCCTGTCTTGTCATCGAACTTGACCTCATAAAACTCCCAGCAATCAAAGACCATGAGATTCTCACTCTCTCTATCGTCACGGGCTGACGAGGTGAGGTATTCATCAAGCCTTTCAGACCCTTTCTGCCTGTCCTTTGTTTGCTGCTTCAGAAGGTCTCTCACATACTCCAAATTCTTCCGAATGAAGACTTCCCCATCTCCCTCTTCGATTTGTTTGAGAAAAGTCTCAATGTCATTCAAGTCATACTGCGTTGGGTTGAAGGCACAAGGAATGTCGTCAGATAGTAGGCTTGATCCTTCTGGGAAAAACATGTCGATCTCGACAGATGGGAGCCAGCCTTCTTGATCTCTGAACATTGCTGGAACGCCTCCAGCCATCACAATTTCGCCGGAGACGGTGTCCCAGAAATGCCGGAGCTTCCCTTTTCTCCTTGCCAGTCCTTTGTTCAGGATGGAGGAGATTTGAGCTGAAACACGGTAGTCTTGTTCGGCATTGTTAGTGTCCACTTTAATTTTGAACAGGTTCTTCGTGCCAGTCACCATTGACTGGTAGGTTGCGGCCATCATCGCAAGCTTGCTGTAAGTGATGAGGTGGTTTACGATCTCTCGCTTGTTCAGCTTCTTGGCTTGCTCCAAGGTGAGAACAGAAAGGCCATTACTGAATTTCCGAACGACATCCAGATTCTCTCGCCTATCTTTGACGACGGACCAAGCATCGTCCTTTCCCTCGATCAAGTTTTGAGCGGTTTGGTAACGCTCAGACTTGAATCTTACTTTGGATTTTTTACCTTGTTTAGCCATTGGTTTTTCTGTTGGAACTCAGTGTAATTCAGGGAAGTCGTCAAGGAAAGCTTTTGATTGATGTCGTTGAAGAGGTCAAAAGAAAGCTTTCTAGCTTTGTTACGAGAAAAGTGACTCATTGGACTAGCTCTCAAAACAGTTTTGCTAGTTAAAAGTGAGATTATTGACATATCGGAAGTTTTAGCCAGCCTATCAATTAGAACCTCACTAAGAGAGCTAATCAGTCTCCTAAAGACAGAAGCATTAACATTGTCTGCTAGGAGATACATCCCAACCACCTCATGATACAATTCAACCCAGGATTGGTTGGTCATCGGATTCGCTTTGAAAAAGCCATTTAGGCTCATCAGCCTCTTGTCCTTTGGGCATTGCAGCAACGACCACAGGTTCACGTTGAGCGCAACCTGATCTCTTTCAGTTTCCGGTTCTGAGGTTAGGTGTCTTCGAATCACTTCATCTTTGAGAAGCAAAAGATCTCTGGAAACCTCCCAGGAAACAATCTCTTTGAGTTCAAAGCATACAATCCACCCGCCTTCGGGCATCCCGGAAGACTTTACAAGAATGGCACCAGGTGTGCTTGAGTTGGAGGATTTAAAACGCATGGGGTAAGTGGACTCTTTCTCGGGGCTGTCCAAACCCCATCTCTCTCAATTGGTCAAAAAGATCATCCTCCATCTCACCCGTTCCCCCTTTTAGTTCGTCTTTCCGAAACCCTCTAAGGTGTGCCATCCCCACGATCCCCATGAGAACGTCTCGGGCATCTGGTGACTTTTGAGCCCAACGACTCTTGTAAGCTGCTTTGTCTTCCACGAGGTATTTCTTACCTTTCTCCTCATAGTTAGTTCGGCTCAGTTGGAGTGTCGCCGTTTCGACCAGCTCCCCACCTCGGACTTGTTTGGTGAGGAAAAGGTCAGACGCAAGGAAAGCCAACTCAGAACATCTATTGTAACACACCTCATCAGTTGGTCTCTTAAAGTGATGAAGCTTATAACCTTCAGGTTCTCTATTGTAGTTGAAAGCAACTGCGTCCTTGCCAACGATTTGAGTGATCGCCGAAACGATGTCGGGCCTCATTGAGAAGTCATATCCAAAGTTTTCGGCTGGGATGTCCATTTCTTTGTTCAACTCCCGGCATTGAATTGCAACTTGCTGTTCGAACGATAGTGAAGCCCCTTGATCAAAGTTGCTTGTTTTCAGTCCAACCTCTTGCATTCGGTTCAGCCAATACTCGTTCACGATGGCGTCCTTCACCAACTTCAGAGTTTTCATGTGTTTTTCGAAGACAAGGAGTTCTTGTCGAAAGGGAACTCCTTCGGCGTCTTTCACAATGGCGACTCCGAACCTAGCACCACCCCACACTGACGAATCTCGACCACCAAATGAAGGGTCACAGAAACTGACAGACCCATCAATTCGAACCATTTGGAAGAAAACATCTTTGTGTCTCGAACTGGATAGTCGGGCTTTTGGCAAAACTGAGTTTTTCTCTGAACTACGAATAGGGAAAGATCTTCCTTGGGAGTAATATGTCAGGGACTGATCGCCCCCACCCATTTCCTTCAGTCTTTCAAGATCACCCTTGTTGATGAGGTATGGGTAGATGATTCTGCCTGATAAAACGTTGGGTGCTTTATGCCCGTCAAACCGGAGGGTTACAGAGGCTTTTGCGCTATACCAATGAAAGTCTGAGTCAATGTCGAGATCGTCAAAATTATTAACTTGGTCATAAATTCCAGAGGGCTCAGTGATGAGGCCACCCATGTCTTGCTCATCTTTAAAATTTTGAGATGTGATCGCAAAGAAAGAAGCCTGAGAAGAAAGGTTGTCGAGCGATTTAAGAAACGACATGTTATCAATCTCGTTAATCTCGTCAACAAGTGTCAACATGACTCCTCTATGAGTCTGCCTACCACGGCTCTTAGAACCTTTTGATTTACCAGTATGCTTAATATGCTTCAGCTCGATCCTCCCACCTTTTGGGATCTTTGGGACCAGAACAATTTTTCTGGGGTTGTTTTTATAGACGATGGCTTTTGGGAAGAGGGAGCATTTATCTTCATCCTTAGCATCGACATCTGAAAGGGGAAACTCTTGGCAGAGTTCACCCCACATCTCTTCCACTTCACCCCAAATGGTGGCGTCTGCGGCGTTGTCAAAAGGGTTGGCCACATACCCGACACTGTATTCAGGATCAATGAAAAGGCAGACGAACATGATGCGGACCCCTCCTGCGGTCTTTCCGGCGTTTTGACATCCAATGAGGTTCAGGATCTTGCGGAAGCCAAAGCTCATGCAGAAGAACATCACGGTGTCGGCAATGGCCGGAGTGATGTCCGTGTTTGGAAACATGAGCTTCATTAAGCTCAAAAAATGTTGGTAAAAAGGTTTCCCATACAAGCTGTCTTCGAACCAGAAATCTCGACCTCCTTCAAGAAGGATCAGCCTTTCAATTTGAAGAGCGTTTTGGGTTGTGATGACGGGGTCTCCGTCTTCATCGAGACGAACTGCACCCTCTTTGTCCTTCTCGTGATAATCTTCAAAATCCTCGTGATACCAATACGAGTGTGTCCCCAGGAACTCTGAGGTCACGAAATCCGCATCGACTTGAGGGTCGTCCCAGTCGATGCGGTCGTGGTGAAGGACAATGTCCTTGAACCTATCTTCAGTCGAGTTGGACATCGAAGTCTGGTAGAGATCCGTCCGACATTGTCCAAAAATTCCCGTTGTAATTAGCGAAAGGAAGTTCGTCGAATTTCGGGTTGTCAAAAAACTCAACGTTTCCCTCTTCGTCTTCTCGGGAATCAATAGGCCCTTCTCCAAAGAGATCTTCGCAGATCTTGTTCATGAACGCTTTGGCTACAATCTTGCGTTCGCCTTCAAGAAGGGCTCTCACCGGACGATGAGAGCCCACAATCTTGAAGCCCTTATAGGTGAAAATGGGTGAGTAGCCTTTTTCATCTTCTGCAAAGAAGACACCCGTTTTTGAGGGCTTACCCATTGGTTTAGAGAGCGAGGGCAATTGCGGCCTGGAGGCCAACAACGGGGTATGACTTCCCACCAATGGTGAGTGTGTTTTCCGTCGCTGTCATGACCTCCGAAACATTGATGTCAACGAGTTCTCCCCCAAGGTTCACTCGGGCAACCCGTTCCGACGCTTCGATGAGAACAATGGAGTTTCCTTTCTGCTTCTTTACCATGAGTTCTGAAGCGGAACCATCTTCCTTTAAGAGAAGATACTTTGGAGGTGTCGGAGATTCTTCCAGCGGAGTTGGATCTTCCTCAACGACTTCTTCGGGAGTCTCTTCAGAGTCAGTTTCCTTGCTCTTTTTCTTAGACTTCTTATCCTTCTTTTTCTTGGATTTTTTGTCCTTCTTTTTCTTGGACTTCTTAGAAGGCTCTTCGTCCTCTTCCTCAACGCCCTCGCTATCAGACGAATCGTTGATGGTTTCCTCCTCCACTTCAGGAGCTTCGTCTTCACTCCCTTCGATGAGTTTGAACTGCTTCTTCTTCAAGCCGACGCCTGAATCTTCGAGTTCCTTACGGGCCTGTTCGACGTAGCCTTGGATGAGCTTTGGAACTTTCACGTTGATAATCGCCGTGAGGTCGTCGTTGACTGTTCCACCTTTTTGAAAGTGATTTTTCAATCTCTTCAGTTTGACTGGGATAAATTTTTGTCCTGACATTGTTTTGTTTTTTCTTGAATTTTGAAGACTCCTACAACCATTCTCTTAGCTAAAACACCGGGGCAGCGGACCCGGAAAAAGCTTGTCCGATTTATTCGGCAAAGGGCGAACCCACTCTGAAACTCAGAGTCTTCTTCGGTATCTTGTCTTGAGCTAATATAAGCGTCAATGAAAGAAAAGCCTCTCACGGAACGGATTCCGGGAGAGGCTTATTCCCCCTTAGAAGCTGGGTTTAGGAGAACTTTTTAAGGGTTTCGGCGGCTTGCTGTTCCGACTTGGCTGTCAGCGCGTCTTTGACAGAACGACGGGTGACAGAAACTTTGACTGAGTCAGATCCGAGCATCTCGATCAGATCTTTTGCCGACAGCATTTGATGCCCTCGGAAGTTACTTCTCTCGGTGTCTTCCGCTTTCTTTGCTGGAGCCTCCGGTTTGACCTCTTTTGAGGGGGTGTCTTTTGGAAGGGTGACGTTGCGGGCTTCTTTCTTAGCAGCTTGCTTTTTTGGAGTTTTCTTTCCGGCCATTGATTTGGTTTGTTTTGTTTAAAGACCCGTTATCGGGTTGAGGACAAAACTAGCTACCAACTCTCTAAGGTCAACCACTAATCGACATTTTCCCCAAACCAACACTCAGCAGGTCGATTAGCTGCTTGATCAGGATTGTCCTTATGAGGCTCTTCTTCTTTCGAAGGAATGATCATTAAGAGAGCGCACCCACACACGCTGCAAGCATAGTCCTTAACTTTTGGGTCAACTCTGTTCTTATTCGCAAACATCCCAGCTACCCGTGAAATCTGAGAACCCACCATTCCCCTTGTGATCTTTTTTCTTTTCGGGCATTTCAAACAAGTCCGGGTTCTCGAAAGAACTTGATCGGGGCTTGCTGTGTCCCCCCCCACACCTTCTTTGAAAGCTCTCAAAAAATCTGTTACCCCTTTCTGATTCATGACGGAAGGAATCTGCGACGAAGCCACTTCTGGAACCAAGTGGGTAGAGTATCGTATGCACCCAGCATGAACAAATAGAGCCACCGTCGCCTTGCTGGCACTCCATCTTCGATCATTTTCGAATTGAAAAGTCTTCGACACTGATGGAGGTCGAGGCCGTGTTGCTGCCTGTTGTCCACGAGCCAGTCGTGGAGGGCTCCGGCTGCATCTGCTCTTGGGTCTTTAATGATGAAAGAAACACCATCCGTCTGGTAGCCCTTATTGATCAAGAACCCCGAACAGACCCAGTCTTCCACCAAGACACGACACCCCAGTGATGGGACGTAGCGTGTCGCTGGTGAGGGGTGATGCTTCATTGTTTTGGTTTACCTAACCGTAGGTCAACCCCCCTAGGACTAAGGGCTTTCGGCAGGCATGGGGGGAAGATCCTCCGGCTTTAAAAGATCATCAAACACAGGGATTAACTCGGACATCTTGAGGTAGTCCTGCCCGTCACTCATCTCGATGAATGTCCGGTCACCGACAACGTGAGGTGTGCGCCACTCGGCCCATGTTTTGACGGTCTCAACCTCGTTTTCATCGATTGAGGTGCGGTTCTTGATACCGACTGTTACCTCAGTGGTTGTGTCAACCTCAATCCAGAGTGGGTAATTGGTGACCTCTCCACCTACGGAGATGATAAACTTGGCAACGTCGAGGATGAGTTTGTCTGCACCTACGTAGTAGTGGACGTTTGGACCTTCCGCTTCAATACGCGCCCCTTTGATTGCCGCGTTCGTGGCAAGCTGCTGCGCTTGTGTGTTGGAGTCCATGAGAGACTGAGGGAGGATGATTTTTGTTGTCATGATTTTATTGGGTTACTCCGTTGATTTTAATGGCCCACGGTGAGCCGTAGCCCTTGAGAGTTGTAATTGCGGTTGTCGTTGCCCCAGTCAATCCCGCCCCGTTATAGTCGATGGTAATTTCGTTCCCCGATGCTGGCCCCTCTACACCACTGGCGGCGATGCTGACAAGGATGTTCTCGACGGCGGTGGGTGTGAGTCCGGTGTTATTCCCCCATGATTCGAGGAAGCAGTTGGTTGCTGGTGTTGCGGACCAACTATCAAACAATCCCGCTGTCCATGATGTGAGGTTGTTGTCACTCCATGCGAAGCGACAGGTAGTAACACCAGCGGGTATCTCAGTGTTCCATGATGTGAGATTATTACCAGACCATGCAGTGGAGCAGTCAGTCAGTCCAGCAGGTAATTCCACAGTCCACGATGTGAGGCTGTTAAAACGCCATGCGTTGGAGCAGCTAGTCAGTCCAGCAGGTAATTCCACAGTCCATGATGTGAGATCATTGTTATACCATGCATGTGAGCAGTCAGTCAGTCCAGCAGGTAGATCGACTGCCCATGATGTGAGGTTGTTATCACGCCATGCAGAGGAGCAGGTAGTCAGGCTAGTTGGTAGCGCGATAGTCCATGATGTGAGGCTGTTACCAAGCCATGCGAGGCGACAGGTAGTCAGGCTAGCAGGTAGATCGACTGTCCATGAGGTGAGGTTGTTGTCATTCCATGCAAAGGAGCAGTCAGTCAGTCCAGCAGGGAGAGCTACCGTCCACGCTGTGAGGTCGTTGGCATACCATGCGTAGGAGCAGTTAGTCAGACTCGCAGGTAGCGCGACTGTCCACGCTGTGATGTCGTTGTCACGCCACGCAGCGGCGCAGGTAGTCACCCCCGTCATGTCAACCACTGGGAATGAGTTCATTTCATCATCTCTCCACGCTTCCGTCCAGTCCGTGCCTAGTAGTGAGACTTGATACTCGACGCCTTTGAGATACTGCACGATGGATTCATCAGGCACTAGACCCACCGCGAATAGACGTGTCCATTCTCCCGGCGCGATAAACATTGGGTTAATGACGAGGTCGCCGGGGGCATAGGCGTCAGGCACCGTGAGTTTCGTCACCCCATCGGCCTTGTAGATGTTACTCAGTATAGGCGGGATGCCGCCGTTCTCTGCTACGTTGAGGTAGTCAATGACGCCCTCGAAGTCGTTGTGGGTTGGTGATGGTGGGTGGTCCAGTTCTTTTGTGTAACCGGACGCAGGGGTGATACTTAGTGGGTTGCCGTCCGAGCCGTATGGGACTCTGATGTCGTCAAGAGTAGCGTGCTCGTATAGTGTAAACCCATCCCTGAAATTTTTGGCATACACGTCCTGCGTCCCAGCCCAAAACGGGGTGAGGGTTGCGTTGGTAATCGTGCCGTGGTTGCCGTTGGCTATGTCGTGGACGGTAGATCCTGCGCCCTCTGAAAAAGGGAAGCTGTGTTGGGTAACTCCTGCCTTAACTATACTTACCCCCCAGATTTGACCATCGAATGTTCCCCACGACGTTGCTTGTCCACGAGACAACCCTACACTGTCCAAGGTAATTGTTCCTGACACTGTCTGAGAATCTACCACCACGCCGTCCACTGTGAGGGTTACTCCAGTTCCGACTCTCACCACTTTAACCTCATAATCTGTATCTACTACGAAAGTGAAGCCTGAGAATCTGACTTCCGTGTTTGAATCATCCCAGACTGAAAGATACCCTAATACATTGAGTGCAATTCGTGCAAATCCTCCTGGAGCGTTATTTGCCAAGATGTGACGTTCCGTTACATCATCTCCATTTATTGAGAAATTAATCTCGAAGTCTGCATCTAGTGCGACACTTGTGAATTTCACTCCATCGTTAGTACCATCAAAAGTTCCGCACGCATTGCCTCGTGGAATGGCGATGAGTTTGGCGAGGCCGTTGTATTGGAGCGGGTTGCCGAGAACGTCCTTAGCTATGTCGCTCTCGTCGCGAGGGATGAACACGCCTACCACTGCTCCGTTTGATCCATCTCCCTCGGTATACCCCACCTGATTCTGATAACTATAAACATCCTGCTCCGCGTGGAAACTGGAGAGCGTGGCGTTTTGGATGGCCCCATGGTTACCATTGCCAGATGAGTCATAGGCGACAAGCCCAACCCGATCATCCATCTTGAGTTGAAGCTCTAGGTCTTCAACCGTTGGATCGGTTCCGGCATCACCATGCGTGAGGAGATAGAGTCGTTCATCCGCAGTAAGCACTCGACCATAAACCCTGCCGTCCCACATCTTACCCTCCATCGAACCGCCTCCGCCATTGCTGCCCCCGCCAAATGTGAGGTTGACGCCCGGAGGAACCTTCGTGGTGTCCGAGACTGTTACTTCCAGCACCCCGTTGACATACAGATTAAGAACGGAGCCGGTTGAGGTGACAACCACGTGTGTATCCTCCCCTAAAGTCACCTGTGATCCCGCACCAAAAGTGGTGTCCGCCTGTAGACGCCACGTCCCGTCATTGTTGATCCATGCGAGAACCCCCTTGGCGCTAGCCCACTCCTCAAAGATAACCCGATAAGCCAACTTATGGGTAGGGTTCATCCACAATGACACCGTGAACGCGACCATCGCGGGGAGGTTCACATCTGGAACATCCACATAATCAGCGACCCCGTCGAACTCATAGCACCGCCCCGGCTGCAACGGTCGCTCCTCATCACCGATGGACGAGAGTAAGGTGCCGTCTGCGCGTGGACCGGTCTGGAAGTGGGAGACAATCCCTAATCCTTCGAGGGGAGGGAGGGAGCCTACATAACCGGGAGAAAGCCCCCAAACAGGGTAATGCGAAACACGCTCATAGGGACTCAATGAGTTGCCCAAAGATGAGGTGGTTCCTGAGCCCCAAACAGGGGATCTGTGAGTAGGTCGCATTAGACTGAGTATGGGACGTTCGTTCCACCGAAAGTGACGCTCACACCTGAAGGGGCTCCGCTCCACTCGATGCGAAACTCAATGCCCTTTGGGAGATAAACCGCTTTGGCCGCTTTGGCCGTGAAAGTGTAAGTCGCATCCTCAAACCATCCCGAGTCCATGTCGGGTCTTGTGACGAGTTTTGCAGTCTGTCCATTGAAATTTCCTTCAAAATAAATGATCGAATCAATCCCTTGAGAGATGAGAGTTTGAGAAGGTTTAGAAGAAGTGTGATTGGATTGGAGACGGAGCATGAACTTAGGGGTTTAATTAGAGAGTTTATTAGAGCTGTCGAAACTTGAACCAACGAGTGTCCTGAGTCACGAAGGCCCTGAAGCCGATAACAGAGCCGGGAAGAACATGGTCTATTCTGGTTCGGCGGCTTTGAGTGCTGCCAGCCTCGCCGCTTCTTTGGCCGCGATCCACGCTCGTAGTGACTCAACCGATGCGAAAATAGCCTCCATTGCTGTCTGCAATTCTGGCACTTCACCGATGGCTTCCCATAGGTCGGATGTTTCGATAGCTACCATGTCCTCGCCTGATCCAATCTCACCAGTGTCCCCGTTAAACGGGACAGTTTCGATCTTAACTTTGCCGCTCTTGGTCGATGGAGCGGAGACAATGATGTTTGTGATCCAGAGATGCGGGAATGTTTTTTCCGCGACTGCTGGTTTTGTGATGGTGGTGGTGTTTAGTAAGGGCATATTTTTGTTAGTTAGAGTTGTTACGAAATGATTGCGCGATCAGTTGAGCGTCTCCAGTCCGATCCGTCATAGGTTGCCATGACCGCTCCGCCTGTCTCGTCGGTTACGTAGACGGATGATCCCGCGACCATGCCCGTTAGAGCGTTGGTTTCGACGACGGTTTTTGATGCGGAGTTGATGACGCCGGATGCGGTGAGGTCGCCACCCGCCACCAAACCCCCGTCAACCTCAACGTCACGCACAACGCCCGTGCCTGTCGCGGCTGTTCGTATCAAAAAGTTACCATCTGATTGCTGTTTAAAATTGATCGACTCTGAATTTCCAAGCCCGTCATCAAAACCCAAGATCGTCAGCCCCGCCGAGCCCGTCAAATTAGCATCCGCGAACTCCACAGAGTCAGTCGTCCCCAACCCTGACGCCGTGGCGATGGTTGATTTCTGCGTGTCGGTCAGTGTCTCGCCTGTGATGAGGTTCCAGCCTGCCTCTATTAAATTTTTGTCCATAAGTTATGAGGGTTCCACGTTGTATTTTGTGCCGTCTGGTGAGACGAGGTTGATCGTTGTTGAGTTAGAGAGGGGGCGGATGAGGCGGTTGCCGTTGGTGGGGTGGCGGAGGGAATTAGTGGTTGGGTTGACAGCAACCGCCCCCCAATAGAGCTGTCGAAACTTGAACCAACGAGTGTCCTGAGTCACGAAGGCCCTGAAGTCGGTAACAGAGCCGGGAAGAACGTGGAATGTTTGGGGGAGGTATTCTTCTGAACGGTTTAGAGGTTTTTCAATGTGAAAAGATCCATCGAAATGATTTGAATTTACGGTTTCAAACTCAGCCGTGGGGGAAGTGGTTGGCGGGAGGTTTGCTTCTCCGGGTCTTTCAGGAAAAGAGACAAAGCCACCAACCTCTGCCAAGATTGATAGTTGAGCATGTCTGGGGGCTGTCACTTCGACAGTCTTCCCCCCTGGAATCGTTTCGGCTGTCGCAATACTGCCAACCACTGTTTGAGTCGTGAGCTGTTCCTGGGCTTCAACAAACCCAATCTTAACAGGGGGACGAGCGGGGTCTCCAGGGTTGGCGAGGGGACGGGGGTCTTCTACGACCAAGAATTCGGTCGAACTTGTTTGAACCATTCGAATTCGGATGGAAGGCTGCAACCCGTCTTGAGCAACTTGGACCCGCTCCAGTGAAATCTCAATGTCAGCTAGGTTCTGAACATGCAAAGCAATCTCACTTGATACCTGCTGAACACTTTTTCCTTCGGTTGAAATGGAGAAGAGAACAAACTCTTCAACGGGGTCTTGGGTGATGTCTTCGGCCTTGAACTCGACAAGGCCCCCTTCGTCCCAAACCCATGGAGCAACCAGGATCTCTTGTCCCTGACGATTGTCAATGCGAAGAGAACGTGAGAGGAGACTCGGACTTGTCGAGTTCGTTACTGGGTCGCTCATGGCTGTTTGAAGGATTGAGATGAAAAAGGCTACGAGGCGCATCAGGTTACTCCGAACCGGAGTTGGCATCACGCAGGTAGTCGCTGCTGTTGCTAAATCCATTGCGGTTACTCCGAACCGGAGTTGGCATCAGCCCCCTCAGCAGGGTCCTGGTCTGGGGTCTCGATTTCGTCCCCTTGGGAGCCTTCGGGGGAATTGTCCGGGTCCGTAGATCCCGAGCCATCGTTTCCCGTCGCTGGGTCCTGAATGATCGGGACGACGTTCCCTTCCTTAGAAGCGGGGGCTGGCTCTGCGAGATCTTCGACAGGCACTTCACCGGTGGCGAGAGACCACTCATCTCCAGTGAACGTAAGACGCTTCCCACGCTCGATAATTGAGGCTCTGTTCCCGGCCACAGATGCCCGGAGAGTGTCCCCTTTGTTGATTCCAACAGCGACGAGATCGGCGCGACCGACATTGACTTTGATCTTCTTACGTTGTGCCATAGGCTCGGAATCTACACGTCCCACCATGTTATGCCAAGTTTTATTTTCCGAGCTAAAAGGCTCTCCAGACCACACTAAAGCAAGTGCATGCTTGACAACCCATCCCGTGAGGTATGCGAAAAACTCCTCAGCCTTGTAGCTGGGTTTAATCCCAATGTATTCGCCAACGTAGAAGGAGGCATGGAGAGCTTCGTGTGCGAGGGTCGCGACCCAGGAGGCAGCATGGGGTGGTTCCCTCATCCAGATCCCGACGTAGGGGCCTCCACCCATGTTGAGGCAGATGCCCCGGCTGTCACCAATCTCAAAGCTCGCGGAAGAAGGCGGGTCGTGGCCCTCGTCTCGGAGTCTTTCGAAGATCTCTTCTCCTGACCAATCTCCGAAGAAAAAATAAAATCCAAATTCGTATAAGTCGCATCGTATCTTGTAGAAGTCCATTCTATTTAAGAAACTCAGTGAAAGCTTCGTTCAGATCAATTCGCTTGCCTCGATAATCGCAAAGACCACATTTTAGGTGGAAGTTTGCTTCGAGTGGTGACTTCTCTTTGTCAAAATAGAGTTCAGGTAGCAAGTGATCTTTGAAACACTTGGGACAATTAAGAACATTCTTCTTTGGTGGTTTTGTTAGGTCAGGCATTGGTTCATTGCTTGTTCGATTTCTTCGAGAGCTTTCCACACTCCTTTTTTCGATAGAGAAATTCGCAACGGCTGAGGTAAAGGCACTTTTCTTTTAGGCTTATTCGTATCATTTGTTCGTTTTCTTTAAGAGATTCTTTTGAGCTACCGGACGCGCTTGCTCCAACACCCACGAGAGATGAGGAACCCATCGGGGAACAGCTCTTCAACGAGCGAGCAGTTGGCTTCTTGCTGAAGCACTTCGGCATTGTCTCCGGCAATCGTTCCCCCCGGTGTAATTCTCGGGAGGAGAAATTGCAGTGTTTCCCGCAGCGGCATGGCGGAGTGCTTCGAGATGAAGGCGAAATCGAATCGCTCATTGCGGAGGCTCTGCACGGCCTCCTTGAACCAGGCGTCCTTCCGGTAGCGGAGGGGCCTCACGAGGTGTGCCACAGGTTGGGTGTTCTGCTGCCACTCGAACCATTGCCCCTCTTCAGTCCTATTGGCGGCACGATACTTCGGACTCTCGGGGTTGCGGGTTTCTTCAGAGCCACACCAATTGTCGAGAACGAAGAGGGTGTGGGCTCTTTTGGTGTTGTGGAGTTCTACGCCCAGGGCAGCAGTGGTGGCCCCAAGCCCCGCGCCTACGATGAGGGACTTTCCGCCATTAGGGATCAAGAGAGCGGCATTCGCGATGGTTGGGAGGGCGAACATGTCCTCGCCGATTTGGTTGAAGTAGTGTTCCAGCGCATCATTGTGGTCCCTTTTAGGGGCTTGATACTTCTCCATTTCCTTCTGGAGTCTGGCAGTGTCCGGGTCCAGGTCTGTGCGGAGGCCATCGTCACCAATGAGTGGGGGGTCATTCGGGTCTGAGGGAGTGTCGTCCAAGAAGGATGGTTGCGGGTCCATGTAGTGGGTATAAGAAGGGTTGGGGGTGGGGTCAACGCTTTTCTTAGGAAAACTAGGGGGGTAGGGGTGGGTCATCTAATTAGCTCTTTAATTAGATATGTTACTAATGCCGGTGTAGTGGTTTTTCCTACCCCTGATATGAGGGCGAACTGATAGGTGAAAGGGTGGGTGGTCCCCTCACCCCTAATATGAGGGTGGAATGTTTCGATCTTGTAGTGCAGTTCAATACCCTGAATTCGGGGCGAATCTGTGCGTTACCCCGAATCCATAGCGAATCTGTGCGTTACCCCTAATCCATAGCGAATCTGTGCGTGTATGCGAGTGGGTGCGTTTATCGATCAAAGAAGACGATGACTTTTCAATTTCTTGCGAAGGGTGGGGGGTCCCCTTGCCCCATAACGTCCGGGGGTCCCACACGGGGGGGGGGTGACGCCCTGGCCCTTGGCCCACCGTGCCAAGCGTTCGCCCCTCACGAGGGGGCGAGCTATGGCAATCAAAGTGCAATCCTAATTAGATGGATTATCACGCTCCTAATTAGAATCCTAAATTAGTTACCTAATCACTAAACAATTCGCCCCTTAACTACGTGAACGGGGTGCAATGAATAACCATAACGAAACAACCAATAAAATGAAAATCAACCAATCCGCCAAATCCGAATCCTCCGCCCATGAAATCCTATCCTTCATCCAAGGCGACGAGGACACCGCCGCCAGCCGTCAAAACGCTGTCGTGAGCATTAGCGAGGACGGAG